GACGAAGATACTCTCGGACAGGACGGTCTGCGAGTTGTCCTGCTCACCGTGTTCGTAGCTGTCCTCGACCGATTCCCACTCGATGTAGGTCGCCGCCCAGTTATTGTCGGTCTCTCGCATCCGTCTTCGAGTAGCCATTAGTTCACCCTCCAGTAAACCAGCCCGCCATCGGTCGTGTACGACTGGCCGTCGTACGACGACAGGAAGTGCGACGCTCCGTCGGTGTCGACGGCCTCTTCGGCGGCGGCGTCGATGTCGATGCCGGCGATCCGGATGGCCTCTTTGACGGCGTTCTCCTTGCCGTAAATGTTCTCGAGATACTCCATCGGGTCTTGGAGTTCGCTCTCGGTCAGCCGCTCGGCCAGTTCTTCGATCTGAGAATCGTCGGGCGATTCGAGCTCTCCGTCCTCGTTCTCCTCTGGCATGTCGAGCCCCTGCGCTTCCCACTCGCGCCAGAAGTCGCGGTCGCGCTCGTCGCGCAACCTCTCTTCGTTGCTGTCTCGCGTGTCGCCCCATAGATCGCGCTTCAATCGGTCCGTGTCGATGTGCGACTCGATGAAGTCCTTGTTGAAGATTTCCGGCTGATCGTCGAGATCTTGCTTGACGATCTCGAGCGCAAGCTCCCGCTCATCGTCTTCGCTGGCGACGACCTTCCATTCCTTGCCGTGCTTGCCGCCGCGGATGGTGATCTCGTACGCCTGGACGCTGAAGCCGGATCGATCGTCTTGGATCTTCAGCTCGTCCGGGTCGATGTCGAGTTCCTTCGCCATCTCGGCGAGTACGGCGTCCTCGTCGCCGAAGTCGACCGTGTCGGATTCGTGGATAAATCGGCGGACCATCACTCATCTCCTTCGAGGTCGGCAAACTCCTCTTCGATTTCAGCCCACGCTTCTTCGGCTTCGGCTAGGTCGTCGTACCACTCGACCTCGACAATACCGTCCGATCGCTCGAAGAGGATGACCGCCAGACTCTCGTCGAGGAGTTCTTCCTCCTCCTTGGTGAGCCGGTCTTTGGCCTCGGCCGCATCCTCGAGAATGCGCTCGACCGTGTCTCGATCGAGCGCCATGAAGCCGTACCAGCCGCCCCCCTCGGGGTAGCTCTCTTCGTGGTCGGCGCCGAAGTCGATCGTCGCACCATGCACGTAGCTGTCGATGATCGTGCTGTACTTGCCGGGGCCGTACGATCGGATTCCTTCCGCTTTCGCCATCTCACGCCTCCCACTTGATCCACTTGGGATCGAATTTCGTCGGGAGCTGCGCGGTCGACACCCCGATCGAGATTAGGATTTTGCGCAGGTCGTTGTATTCTTCGGCCGCGACCTCCTCGATGTACACCTTGCCGTCGCTTTCTACGCCCCAGAGACCGCCGCTCGTGAGCGTCTGGAGGACACCCTGGATGTCGACGTCGGTCTCCGCGCGCACACCGACGAATGAGAAGTCGCCGCGCTCGTACTGTTTCCGGCGGTCCTCGTCTTGGTCCTTGTACTCGGGGTCACCGCTGTCGAAGAACGATGTGTCCGGGTCCTCGTCGTGCATCACGCGCACACGAATCTCCTGCACCGTCGGTGCGGACTTCTTGCGCGTGGCTTCGACGACTCGCTTGCGCGACGTCATTCGGGAACCTCCTTATCTTGTCGAGCCCATCCTCTCACGGCACCGAGGTGCGTGCAAGGGCGACAAAAAACCAAGGCCGCCATGCTGGTCCAGCGCGGCGGCCTCGGCCCCATCCAGGAGGTACCCGTTACATGCCCACGACCAGCGTACGCCTGTGCGCGGCCGTGGCAAGATTATTTCGTGAGCGTCCTCGTTTATCGCGCCGGCAGCCGGCTCGGCGATCTCGCGATCGACGAGTGCACGATCCGCAGCGCACGGGACGCGGAGGGCCGCGCGTGGTGGCAGCTCTGGGCGTACGTCCGCCGGGCGGACACCGGACAGCCGTTCTACGTGGGGGTGCCCGTCAACCCCCACGGCCCGTACCTGGACGTCGGCCCGAGCGGCCGGCATTCGTGGGGGTTGAATCCCGTCTCGGAGCGCGATTGGCAAATCTCGCCGTCGATCGACGTGGTCGGCGACGAGCGGCCGGACGGGACACGCGAGCCGAGCCCCTGGCACGAGACGCCCACGATCGTGGGAGTACCGGACGGCGAACGGTGGATCACGGAGGCTCCGTGAAGCGGCGCCGCCGTCACGAACCAGGACAGGTTCTGCTTGCCAAATTGACTGTGCCTGCGTCATAATTGCAGCATGAGTGCTGAACTCACGCCACATCAGGAACGCGAAGTTGCAGTAGCTGCCGGTTGTGATCCTCGATCGGTGCGCGCGCATCTTGCGGGTCGACCGCAACGATCAACCATTGCCGCCCGCATCGCGACCGCGCTTGTTCAGTTAGGATACACTCAAGCAAAGAGGCGTTCGCGTGGCTGAATTGTCGCGCTTTTACGGCATCGTCGTCGCCATCTATTTCCGCGGCGAGATAGGCCGACACAATCGGCCACACGTGCACGTCACCTACAGCGGGGATTCGGCGCAGGTGGCGCTCGACGGCGAGATTTTGGCTGGTTGGTTGCCGAAAACGGCACATCGCCTCGTCAAGCAGTGGCTACGGCTGCACGCGGACGAAGTGGAGACGGAATGGACGCACGCTCGGCAGGGACAACGGGTGCGTGGAATCGAGCCGCTGGAATGAAGAAGGGCGTACTTCTTCGTTTGGCGGAAGTGATCGGACCGACCGAGGTGCGACTCTTTTTTTCGGACGGCACCGTCGTAGAGCGCTCCTTGCCAGGTGTGAGCAAGCTCCGAAGCGTTCGCATCGTTGACGACGGGCTCGGTCTCGATCCAGGAGACGGTAAAGGCGAGATGAGCGCTCACATGCTAAATCGCCCGTGCAAGGGGCGTCGCGTTTATCATGTTGGGGAAGCGAGAAGGCGTCCAGTCCGATGATCCGCAAGCCTTGGCCGAAAGACAGAACGCTTCCGAACTTCGACTCGTACGAGGACGAGCTTGCGTTCTGGAACCGATACTATGTTCCGTGGAATGATGATGCGTACTCGGAAGCCGTAGGCGGACCGCCAGCCGGTGTTCAGCCAGTGGAAGAGCAGTCGGTCATTCGACGCCGGAGGCCGTGATGCGGTCCAAGATCCGACGCCGTTACAACCTGCGGTCGTTGCGAATGGCGCTCGGCAAGACGCAGATCGACGTCTCGCGCGCAGCGAGGATGGCGCAGGGCGACGTGTCACTTCTCGAGTCGCGTCGGGATGTCAAGCTCTCAACGCTCGCGCGCTACGCCGCTGCCATCGGTGGCGCTACCGAGGTAGCGGTTGTTATCGATGGTCGACGCTACCTGCTCGACTTGTTCGACGGAGGCGCCAGAACATGAGTCGCGTTCCATCTCGCGAGGAGTTGTCGCGGGTGTTGGTGATGTACGGCGCGTTCGCTTCAAGCGGTCGGATCATGGACGAAGACGATGATCAGGCAACTCTCGAGCACCTCCAGCGGCTGCGCGCTAAGCTCGACGACGAGCGCGGAGAAGCGATCGAGCGGGTGATCCGTGGGCTGCGCAGTCTGATGACTACGGCTTCCTGAGTGCCCGCCGTGTGCGGAACGCGTGACGCATGGCCCACTCGAACACGGCGACGAGGTCCGCCGCCTCGTCCTCGGTAAACGTGACATGGTGTCGATTCTTCCGTCGATCATGCCGAGGCGCTGGCGTGAGCTAATCTGACAGGGTGGAGTGCACGAAGGACCCGATCGAGGGCTGCGGATCCGGGGTCCGGGTCGAACGCCGCTACCTCGACGGAGTTCTCGAGGGCATCGCCTGGTGGCACCTCTGCCACGGGGTCGAGTGCGAGGACTTCATGGGCACAGAGCCCCCGTGGCAGGACGGGTGGGTCGTAGAGCAGGTCCACCCGCTCACGCTGTCGCCCTCGATCCTCTGCCGTGCCTGCCAATTCCACGGGCACATCCGCGAAGGGAAGTGGATCCCGGTATCATGAGCACCGATCCGAGCGCCCGCGATTTCGACGTCCCAATTCGATTCCTCGTCGAGACGATCGACAAGCATCCGTGCCCGTACCCCGACTGCACGATCGCGGGCTGCACCACGAGCATCCCGACGTACCGAACGCTGGACGGTACGGTGGTCGACAAAGTCCCGGGCGATGTTTTCTTCCATCGCGCGCACGCGCTCGACGAAGCCGAGGGGGCATGCGCCTGGACCCACTGCGACGGACAGCACCTCTTCGTCGTGACCCCTGCGAAGGACGAGTGGGGGATCGGCACACCGGAGTACGGCTGGCTATGGCACATCTGGAATCTCGACGCACGCGCGGCAAATTGTACCCTGCCGGCCGACACCCTGCATCGGTGCTGGTGCCGGAGCGGGGACCCGCGGGTCCCCGGATCACTGCACGTGGCCAAGGACCCCGGACCGACGTGCAGCGCGGGCGGCGGTTCGTTCGGCCACCCCCAGTGGCACGGGGTGCTGCACCAGGGACGGCTCAGGACCGCGTGATGGAACGGTTGTCGCGGGGACGCAGGCGGCCGGCCAAGGACCGTAGAGGAAACGCAGCCCCAGCCTACGCTCCATCCGGTCGATTTGAAGTGCGCGCACCGCCTACCGTGCCTCGGGAGAAAGGACCCTCGAGCCCGAATTGGATCGAGGGAGGAAGCCCGAGGGTTCGAGGCGGCGCGCGCGCGACGAAGCGTAGCCGGTCAAGGGTCTCTTGGGATACCGTAAGGTCTCCATGCGAACACTCATTTGCCGCCGCTGCCACCGGCTCCGCCTTGTCAATGCGACACGCACGTGCGCGGCGTGCGAGAAGGATCTTCGAGCGCAGGAGCGGCCGCGCGCGGCGGCGGCGCCAGCGCAAGTCGATGGCCCTGCGCCGCCCGGCACCGGGGTCGAGGACGCGACGCACGACTAGCGCGTCGCCGCGTCTTCGAAGAAATAAGCTGTCAGGTCCACGTCCACCCAGCGAAACCCGTGGTCGGTCATGTCCTTCTCCATTTGGGACCGAGACCACCCGAACATCTTTCTGCCCTCGAGCGCGCTGACGAGGCCCGTCCGATCGCGGCCGTGCGAGCAGTGGAAAGCGACCACGTAGCCTTGCGTCCATGCGTAGTGGATGACTTGCACTGCGCCCATGACCTGCTCTACGGACGGTTTGATCAGGACGGACCACGGTTTGTCGTCCTCGGGCGGCATCGGGAATTTGAGAACCTTCCAGCCGAGCGTGGTGGCAGGATCGTCGGATCCCTCCTCGTCGTCGTTGAGCTTGACGATGACGACCCGCTCGCCGCTCGGGGCGATGCGCGCCGCGAGCTCCTTCCATGCCGCCTCGTTCGGTGGTTGGCCCATCCGCCACATGCGTGGGGCGAAGGAGACGAGGTTCGGGGTGCCTGCCGGCGTCACGGTCTCGTGAAACCCGAATCCACATCCGAAGAGGGCCAGGACGGACAGCACGAACCGGGGCAGCTTCATGGGGTGCACTCCGCGAGGGCGGCCAGCAGCCAGGCCAGCAACCGGAGGGGGTTCACGGCCTGCCCTCGACCATCGCACGGAAGTAAGGGTTCGTCAGGCCATCGCGGAGTTCTCGGATGCGGCGGACGGCGCGGTCCCGCGGCACCCCGAGCTCGACGAGCGCCAGGCCCGCAATGACCCCGGAACGGTTGCGGCCCTGCCAGCAAGTAACGATCACGCGATGTCCGATCCGCACATGGTCCGCCACCGTTCGCGCGGCGCTCCGGATGCGCAGGCGAGTCACCTTGTCCGGCGGGGGCCCATCGTCGAGCGGCACGTGCAGCACGCGGTAGCCGGGCAGATCCGGCTGGTATTCCTCGGCCGCGAGCACGACGACGTCGAAGGGGATGCGTGCGCGAGGAGGCGGGGCGCTCCCCTGCGCGAGCCGGCCGCCGGAGAGGAGGTAGTGGTAGCCGCTCATTCGGGAACTTTACCACCTCTTCAAGAATCGGCGTAGAAGACGCAGTTGTTCGGCGCCTCGAAGAGCAGCACCCAGTCGTTGTCACCAGCGGCGTTGGTGCCTGGAGTGGCGGCGAACGTGTGGCTGCCCGACGTCCCGAGTGTTCCGTTGACGGCCGATTGCACGCTACCGCTTGTGGGGTCCATCCAAAAGGCGCCGACGCGACGAGTGAACCCGGATAGGGCAACGGTCAACGATTCATTGGTGGGCACGTAGATGGCGCCCCATGAGCCGTCGGAGGCTTGCGCAGCGCTCGCGAAAGCGGCCCCGCTGTAGCTGCCGCCGTTGGTCAAGAAGGTGAATCCTGTATCGGGCACGAGGAGCCACCAGGCACGCGAAGCCATGAGGTTGTTGACGACGTTGCTGCCAAGGGCGCCTGTTGTTCCGAGCAACGTCGGCCAGCTCGTGAGAAACTCCCAGAGCGGCTTTGGGGCCACGGAACCGCCGCTACCAAAGGTGTATCCCATTCCTCCGTTGAGTAGCGACTCCCAATTTTCCTGACGAATAAGCTGTTCGGTGCCGGAGTTATCGAACTCGTAGCAGCTTTCGATCATGAACGACGGTCGTGATTGACCGGTATACGACGACTGCATGTTCGTGTGGATCCACGGATGCCCATTTTGGACATCTGTGTACACACTGTCTACCGTGAGCCAGGATTGGCCACCCCACTCTGTGCTCGCGTTGGTACCGTCTGCGCAGTGGGCCGTCATCAGATGAGTCGAATCGGCCGCGACGATCGCGGTCGCTATGGCGATCGTCGAGCTCGTGTCGGCTGGATTATAATCACCGCCCATAACGTAAATAATGTTTGGAAAGCTCGTGTATCTTGACCCGAAGAAGTTGCCATAGGCTGTTCGTTTAGCACCGCTGTTCGCCTGGAGATCAGTGTACCAGCCTTGGTTACCCCCGTTGAACCCGAGGTATGCTGGGAATAGAAGTACCATCATTCCGTAGGTCGCGCATGTGTTGATTGCCAAGTCCCACTGATCGAAATAGGCTGTATTCCATGTGGAGAAATCGGCCAATTGGGATCGATTGGTGTACGTGCTCCCGTCGGTGGCTTTCAAAAACGGCTGATCTCCGTTGAGGTTGGCCGCCGTACTCCCGTCCGGTCCAACGGGCGCCATATACAGCAACGTGGTGTTGAACCCCCGAGCGATCCGATCCTGCACGTACTGTGTGATGCCGGAGCTATTTAGTGAAATGCCGATGTTCCAACCGGAGTCTCCACGCATCTGAAACGGTACTCCGAATTGATCGACAAGATACCGTTTTCCAGTAGGGATGACGAGTGGAAATCTGCTTGCCATTAGTCGCTACCAAAGAAAATACAATTCGCGGCTGACGATTGTAGGGCCAACGCCACCATCGCCCAGATGTCCGATGTGTTTTGAGACATCGTCACGGCTTGGGATCCGACGGCAGCTCCTGCCTTGGTAGCTAGGAATGCACCATTGTTATCGATCCCTGCGCCAGGCACCTTTTGGGTATATCCTGCCTCAGCGGCCGTGATGTGCGATCCGACGATACCTGTCTCAATAATCAAGTCGTTACTGGCTACCGGCACGACTGTGGCGCTCATCCCTTGCGCCGTTCCTCCCGACGCAGCCCCGCCAAACCCTACAGCATCGAATATTGCCGATGTCGTTTCGACGATCCACAGATCAGGGAAGTCGCCGCCGCCAGTGCCCCAGTTGACAGTCACCGTATTGGCGCCGGCCTTTATGTTGGAGGCCAGGTAGGCGTGTATCGAGCACCCTGACGCCACGTTTACGAAAGTACCAACCAGTGAGTATTTGTTGCTGGCACCCCCGCCGGGTGCGTCACTCACTGAGGTGTTGGTAAGGTTCGCTCGCGTGTCGAATGATGTGACAATAACCGCGATTGCATTGCCAGTGACGTTGTTGGATCCGAACGCTTGCGCAAGCGTAGCAACTCCAGTTCCGGCGCCGTCGCTGTTGACCGCCCCCTGAACGAATGTGGGTCCAGCCACGATCTATCCGAAGTTGGGGCTTAGGATTCCCCAGTAATTCGTCCCGTCCCACTTGAAGGTGATGATGTCCACAGCGGCCGCTGTGCTCGTCAGCGTCGGCGCCGCGCTTCCGGTCCACTTGACCGTGCCCGGCCACGTCGCCGTGAATCCACCGTTCTGGGTGAGGTAGATCGTCAAGTTCTCGTTGGTGACAGGGCCGATGGGGGCGGTGAATACGAACGTGCACGTAGCACTAAGGGTGATCTTGTGGGTCGCCCCCTTCGTCCAGTCGACTGTGAAGTTCGCACCCGAGTTCCCGTCGGCGACGGGAGCTGCTTGCCCGACGGCCAACGCGTTGGCGAGCGTGGCGTTGACGATGGGGGTAGCGGGAGCGGCCATATTTTCAGCTCTGGGGGGTGGACACGTAGGAGACAATGCAGACGCCCGCCCCGGTCGCGCCTGTGGCGCCCGTAACCCCCACAGCAATCGCAGCGCTGGGCGTGAACGTGGTGTCCTGGTGCACGTTCTGCACGCCGCCGGTCGTGTCTTGGGGATTGTTTTGGGTGTACCCCATCAGGAGATCGGGGGTCGTCGAATTGCCCACTCTGATGAGGACGCCCGCAAGGTAGGGAGTCGTGATCTTGATGTCTGTGTCGCGCACAATGGCGTTATTGGGCGGGCTTGTTACCGAGCTCGCTCCCGTAGGGCCGAAGGTGAATCGAATCTCTTGAACCGTCCCGGACGGAGTCGCGCCCGTGGGTCCAGTTGCCGCCGCACCCGTCGGGCCCACCGAACCTGTCGGCCCAGTCACCGTCGACGCCGCACCCGTCGGCCCGGTGCCGAGTGCTCCTGTCGGCCCCGTCGGGCCGGTGACGGTCGACGCGGCACCGGTCGGACCGGTGGCCCCCGTCGGACCCGTCACTGTCGATGCAGCTCCCTGGGTTCCCGTCGGTCCCGTCGGCCCCGTAACGGTTGATGCAGCCCCCGTCGGTCCCGTGCCGAGTGCTCCCGTCGGGCCCGTCACTGTCGATGCAGCTCCCTGGGCTCCCGTGGGGCCCGTGGGTCCCGTAACGATGGACGCCGCACCCGTCGGTCCTGTGCCGATGGCCCCCGTCGGACCCGTCACTGTCGATGCAGCTCCCTGGGTTCCCGTGGGTCCCGTCGGACCCGTCACTGTCGATGCAGCTCCCTGGGTTCCCGTGGGTCCCGTCGGGCCGGTGACGGTTGATGCAGCCCCTGTCGGTCCCGTGCCGAGTGCTCCCGTCGGCCCCGTCACTGTCGATGCAGTTCCCTGGGCTCCCGTGGGGCCCGTCGGCCCGGTGACGATCGATGCAGCCCCCGTTGGTCCCGTCACCGACGCGCCGGAAGCTCCCGTCGGCCCCGTCACCGTCGATGCAGCTCCCTGGGCTCCCGTGGGGCCCGTGGGCCCCGTAACGATGGACGCCGCACCCGTTGGTCCAGTCCCGACGGCTCCCGTCGGTCCGGTGACGGTCGACGCAACACCCGTGGGGCCCGAAGGGCCCGTGGGTCCAGTCACGGTAGACGTCGCTCCCGTCGGGCCAGTGCCGAGTGCTCCTGTCGGGCCGGTCACTGTGGATGCGGTACCCGTTGGCCCGGTGACCGATGCACCGGTCGCTCCCGTCGGCCCGGTGACCGTCGATGCAGCACCCGCAGGACCGGTCGCGCCCGCGCCGGTGGCGCCCGTCGGTCCGGTGGTTCCGGTCGCACCGGTGGATGATGCGGTACCCGCCGGTCCCGTGGAACCGGTCGATCCGGACGCCCCCGTCGGACCGGTGACGGCCGACGCGGCTCCGGTCGGTCCCGTGACCGTTGCCCCGGTGGATCCCGTGGGTCCCGTGACGATCGATGCCGCTCCCGTGGGGCCCGAAGGACCCGTCGGTCCCGTGACGACGGACGGCGCGCCCGTCGGCCCCGACGCGCCCGTAGGTCCGGTTGACGCAGCGCCGGACGCACCGGTGGCTCCCGTGGCCCCTGTCGATGCAGCGCCCGTCGGTCCTGTGACGACCGATGCAGATCCCGTCGCGCCGGTCGGTCCGGTGGATGCAGAACCGGTTGCGCCTGTCGGGCCCGTGACGGCGGACGCCGCTCCCGTCGGTCCGGTGACCGATGCACCGGTGGCGCCCGTCGGTCCGGTGACTGTGGACGCTGCACCGGTCGCGCCCGTGTTGCCGGTCGGTCCAGTGGACGTGCCCCCGGTGGCTCCCGTGACGCTTGCACCGGTCGGGCCGGTCGACCCGATTCCTGCAGCACCCGTCGCACCCGTCGGCCCCGTAACGGTTGACGCCGCACCGGTCGGACCCGTCGCTCCCTTGTCTCCCGTCGGGCCGGTGGCGCCCGAGGGGCCCGTCGCGCCCATTGCCCCGGTCGGCCCGTTGCTCGGCCCCGTCGGGCCGGTGGCTCCCGTGCCGCTGCCTCCGCCGCCGCCGGTCCCGGGTGCGGTCGGGTACGTCTCGCGCGCGGTCCGCCCGCGACCGATGATGTAGCTCATACGGCTCTGCTAGAGCCTCACGCTGCGCTCTTGACGGGTCAATCGAAGCTTTTTTCGGCTAGAACGTCGTCGCAGTGCGCGAGATGGGCATACCGCGGGATGCCCAGCGGAGGCCGCTAACTCATGGAATCGGCGGCTGTGTTCGCGATGCAGCCTTCGCGAGCCGCTCAAGCTGCGCTTCGTCGAGCGTGGCTCGGAGGGCGACTGCGCGGGGATTGGTTTCGTCCAACGGCTGCATGCGCGGCGGGATGTACGGTCGGCGGATCATGGCAGTCTCTTCCACGGAGGAGAACGTACCACCGGTCGCCGGCGGCGGGGTAGCGGTTGCGCGCCTCACGGCCGCTCAGGTAGTCTTCTCCCATTCGGGGTCGAAAGGATTCGACGGAGGAGAAGAACAGTCGTCTGCGTGCGACCGGCGCTCGACCCGGTCTTGATCAAGCGAGCCGTTTTTATCTGCGAACGACAACGCGCACCTCATCGCGGCCTAGAAATCCGCGGTGCGTCCCGGCAGCGAGGATCTCGAGTACCTGCCGGGGCGTCAATACACGAGACAGACAGCGCCCAGCCATCGGGTGGCTGAGGACTTCAGGGTGGCCGAGCGGCGGAATGCTCGCACGCGAAACACCGCGAGGCCGTCGGGAGCCTCAGACCGACTACGCACGTGAAGAGGATGATTGCGGCGCTCTTGCGGACCGGGCTCTCGGATGCCCGCGACTCCACCAAGGCTGGTCAGCGCGAACGCATGGAGAAGAGCGAATGCAACCCGTGGGAGGCCCCGTAAAGGGGCCGTTACCACCACGGCCGTCGCTCTCATGGGGTAGGGTGGCCAATTCATGCCTTGGGCGAAGGAGATCACGCGCAAGCTGTCCTGCATCATCTGCGGGGAACCGATCACGGCTTACTCGACCACCTCGCCGCATCCGGAGGCCCCCGAGATGGTCCAGCTCCTCTCCGACCAGGCGTGGATCGGCATCGAGGGTCCTGCGTACGAGGGTGAATCGCCGAAGTTGCTCGTCGTGTGCTCGGTAAGGTGCCTAGACGAACTGCTTGAGGAGTGACTTAGAACTGCTCACGCGGCAAGCCGTGGAATCGCTCGTAGTGTGCCATCCATGACTCGAGCTCCGCCCGCGTCATCGATCCCTGCCCTCGGCAGCCGCCCCACACGCGGGACGGACACCCTTCGAAGGTGTGCTCCCCGCAGCAGCAGCCGCACCCCGCCATTTCGCAGAGCCGGTCGACGTCGCCGGCCCACATCGCTTCCTCGAGCTCGCGCGCGAATGCTTGTTCGTCGCCTTCGCGGCCGGCGAGCCGCACGGCCTCTTCGAACGCCCACGGGTGATCGCGCAGCAGTGAGTTCACCCTAGACCTCGCACGTGCAGACATACCCGCACGACCAGCACTCGAACCACCACCAGACTTCCGAGTCCATCGCGTCCACTGCCTCTCTTCGTGCGTGTGCGAGCTCCACGAAGGACACGGGGGACGGCCGATCGCAGCAGCATCGGATGCGGCAGCGGCGCCCACCGCGTGAACGGCTCATGGCAGTGGGATCTCCCGAACGCGACTCGCGACCGCCGCGAGGGTTTGCGCCAGATTGCGCATCTCGTCGCCGGTTAGCCGGCGCTCGGTGAAGAGGCGTTTGGCTGCGCGCTCCACGATGGCGACGTCGGTTTCTTCGACAAGGTACTGCCTCACCACGACAGCTCCCGCGTGTACGCCTGGAGCTGCGGCTCGAACCGTCCGAGCAGGATGCGCGCAGGCGTCGTCGTCGTTCGCCCGCACCACGGGCAGGTGCCGGCGCGCGCGAGCTCTGCGGCGCGCTCGCGACCCATGAGGTTGTCCCACCCGCGCGCCGTTCGGTTGCAGAGCAGGCCGAGTGCGGTCTCCGTTTGCTTGCGACAGCAAGGGCACCGTCCATTTCCCCATTCGCTCATGGCGGGCAGCTATCGCAAGAGCGCGGCCAACAGGAAGATCGCGGAGTTGCGAGCGGTTTCGGGTCGTGTGAGGAGAAGAACCGTTACGGATCGGAAGATTCCTTCTCATGCCGCCTGGGTGAAGTAGGGCGTCTCTCCGAGCAGATCCGGGGCCACGTCGTTCGGATCGAACGGCAGACCGAGGATCCTGATCGTCGCGCGCTGGACGATCGCCGTCCCGCGTTTGGCCACTTTGCGTTTGGCGAGGTCGGACCAGTACGCATCTGCATCGTGCAGGTCGTAGAGATCGACGGCGGTCAGCGCGTCGTCGTACCCGGCGTAGCCGCCGGCTCGGAAACCTTCCTCGACGAGCACGTGGCAGTACGGGTTGTAGTAGGCGATGGCTTCCGCTTCCGTCACGGGGCTCGCCATCCCCTCGGCATCGAACCATCCGTGCGTTCCGGGCGCGTAGCCCGCGGCCTTGGCCCACCCCACGGAGGTCAGCGCATCCGCCTCGGGGTTGCACGCCGCCGGATGCCAGCCTGGGTCGCGCGGATGTTGGATGAACCCAGCGAGGAAGCGCGCCGGGTGCGTGAGGATCCGTTCGAGCTCATCCGGGTCGATGTCGTCCTTGGGGTTGTTGCCCGGCAGCGGCGTGTAGCGGAGGATCCCTCCGTAGCCCTGGTTGGCGATGGCGTCGAGGATCGATCCGTTCGTGATCTTTGTGTCGGTGTCGACCATCGTGCAGGTCGGTGCGCGCACAGCGATAAATGTCATGGGGTCAGTGTATCCCAAAGCAGGACGTCGATGGTCGCCACACCGGTTCTGACGATCATCGCGACGGTGAGGAAGAGAGCACGATCACCAATCCGGTGTGCGGCGGATTAGGTCGACCAACGAGTCCAGGCCAATCGGCTTGCCGAGCATGATGTGGTGCAGCCCCTCGAAGGCGTTCTCTCTCGCCTTGGAACGGACGTCCTCGGGAGGCATGGCGCTCGTGATGATGATCGGGATCTCCTTCCATTTGTCGTCGTTTCGCATCAGCCGCGCGACGTCGATCCCGGAGAGCTCCATCTCTCCGAGGTCGATGTCGAGCAAGACCAACTCCGGCGATTCGCCGGCGAGCAGGCGCACGGCTCCGGCGCAGGTGGACGTGGAGGACACGTCGTGGCCGCATCCACGGAGAAACGTGGCGAGCGCCTGACGGGTGGATGGATCGTCTTCGACGATGAGGATCCTCATCTCCTTGATTCTGTCAGAAAAAAGCCCACCCGGACACCATGTCCAGGCGGGCTCCAGGCTGCGAAGATCCGGAAAGCTAAGGCGCGGTAGCGCCCGCAGCAATCCCCGGCGCCGGATGCGCTGCGAGCCACTTTGCGCAATCGGGGTACCCGGTCCACGGATGGTTCTTCGGCAACGACCACGACGAAGTCGGCTCGTGGACGAGCATGTCAAGCGCGGTTGCCGCGCTGAACCGATCGGCATGGTCTCGTCGTTCCCAAATCTGCCAGTATCCAGCGGCTTTTCCGTTGTCTTGGTCGCCGAGTTTCGACGGGTTGCTCGAGATTCGTGTCTCCTTGTGTGCGATGCATGCGAGCGTCACCGCGTACTTCCATGCCGCATCCGGTCCGAACTGCGCCAGCTCCCCGGCCCGCGCCCGCACGGCGCCGAGCACGTCGTGGGTGAAGGCGTCGAGCCGCACCGTGCGTGTCGCCGTTGGCTCTCCACCCACCCGAATCCCGCGACTGACATGCGGCGTGTCCATGTAGGCGTCGCTCAGTTGCTCGACCCGCCCGCGCAGCGGCGCGAACCACGGGTCGTCCTCTGGTTGTGACGGTTGTGCAACGGGCGGTTCGACCGTCGGCGGCGTGTCGATGGTGGCGGTTTGGGCTGCTGGTTCGGCTGTGGGTGGCGGCGATCCCGCGTGAACCGAGGGGGTCGCGAGCGGGATCGTGAGACCCGCCAAACAGAGTGTGAGACCGAGTAGCAGGGTTGTTTTCAGCATCCGGCGAGCCTGCCCTGGGTCCGCGCGCAAGGTCAAGCTGTCTCTGCTGGATGCGGTAAGGTTCCAAGGTCATGCCCGACGTCCCGCTCGCCGACACGTGCGTGTGCGGGTCGTCGTATTGGCACCGGCCCGCCGGCAGTGTGGAGGCAACCGTCCGGACGGGCACGAGCAGCGGGAGTCTCGAAGCATCGCGGTTTCTCTGGTGCCGCAAGTGCGGGGCGATCCGTGCCGTCTTCGAATCGCACTGGCAGATTCCGCTCGACCGCGCTGGCGACGTCCCGCACTCGGTGCCGCTCGAAACCGATGAGGTGCCGACCCGGCCAGGCACGCCGGGCGCGAAGAAGACCCCCGTGGGTACCAAGAAGGAGTAGCTACGGTTGCTGCTCTCGTACAACGCTCAATGGGAGAGAATGTAACCCGATCCGGTGTTCGGATCGAGCAGCGATCCGGCATCGACCAGGGCCGCGATCGTGATCGGCTGACCTAGCCCGAACGTCCCGGTCGTCTGGTTGAAGCTATTTCCGGTACCGGTCGAACCACCGCCGAACGACAGGGGACCGTTCGTGAGAAGCGTGGACGCCCACGCGGCGGCGCCGAATGAGTTGTAGAAGTTGCCACCTGAGTTGGCGTTCATGGAGTAAAGGCCCCACTCGGAGTTGCTATTCAGGACAACCGTTCCGTTCTCCTCCACATTGAATTGGCCCGCTCCCATGTATACGCCGGCGTAGGATGCGACACACCCCAACGTACTGGCGGACACGGAAGAACTCGGCAGTAGGATCGTCTGGCCATTGACGGCAGTTGTGCCGGATGTGCAGACAAACTCCGACCGAGAGGCCCCTGCGACGAATCCTGTATTGCCGGAGACCGCGGTGACTATCCCGGTCACGTCTGTACCTTCGGCCTGCGCGATGCCCGTTCCGCCCCGAATGTTCAATGTGCCGCTTACATTGGACAGGACAAGCAGAGATGAGAGCGCATAGTTCGTGAAGCTGTAGTTGCCACTGATCTGGGCCATCGCGACGGCCGAGACTCCAACGTTGCCATGACCGGACCACTCTCCGACGTTGGCCAAGGACGGGTTCTCCAGTACGATCGTATCGCCTTGCGCCCACGAGCTGTTGGTGCTCACGCCTAGAGACGGCGGAACGAAGTTCAGTGGCTGCTCCACGGTCGCCGATCCAGCGTCGACGGACAGAATGTACGCGTAGGATTGGCGGCCGGCGGCGGTCGTGTTCTCGAGGAGCTGGCCAGGTGCCGCGCCATCCGGCATACCGGCAACCGTGAGCAGAGTTCCGCCCTCGACGATGACTGGCTGCGTGACCACCCCTGCCTCGAATGTCGTGACCGTCTGCGGCGTCACGAAGAGAGCGGATCCACCTAGGGTGGAGGCATCTTGGCTCGTTGCGTAATTTGGCGTGAAGAAGATGACGTCGGTGTTCGGGATCTGGGGCGTCAGGAGGTAGAATGCCGTGAACTGCAGCAACGTCGGCGACTGCGTACCCAGTCTATGGGTAATGATTTCGCCGAACGTCGCGCACGGCAGCGCGATCGTCGTGCATGGGTTGGTGTCCGACCCGGTGGAGGCAACGTACCACGCGGAGATTCCCCAGGCGGGCGGGAAGATCGGATTGAAGGCGCCAGCAGATCGCGGGCGCAGCGGCTTGGGCTTCTTGCATCTCCATTTCCCGTCAAATGCAATGCACGCGTCGTAGTCGATGACCGTCTGCGGGCGTTGGTCGACGTACGGTGCGGCCTCGGATTCGACCAACGCCCCCTGCGAGAGTCGGTAGATCCTAGCAAACACCGCATTCGGCGCGTCGGCCAGGATTCCGGCGTCGGACACCTGTGCTTCCGCCGATTTCTGAGCGTCGGACGACTCAGTGACTGGACTGCACGCGAGGAGCGCGAGGGACACGAGCGCAACAAAAGTGCGGGACATCAACCGATTTTCTTCCATCGCCCGAATGTACTCTCGCGCGTACCGTCTGCGATCGATGACGTAGCTCATCCGGCTCCGTCTGGTAGTTTCGCAGTGCGCCCTTGACGGGTCAAGTGCGAGTTTTCCCAGCTAGAACACTGTTGCCGCGCAAGGCACGGAGCATCCGACAGTCTAGCGGATGCTTCAGTGCGCGTGCTGCGAACAGTCTCCGCACCGTCCGCATACGACGCAGACGAGCACCTGCAGGCCGTTCGCTTGGTTCTGGCAGTCATCGCCCGAGCACGCCGCGACGATGGGGTCGACGAGCCCCTGGGGTCGTGCACGCAACCAACGGTGAGAACTCCGTAAGGAGCACCAGTACAAACCATCTCACAAAATGACTGCCCATCCGACACCTCCCGCATTCACGGTTCCTGTTGCCACACGTGCGGTCCGTCCTCGGTCCATGATGCGGCTCATGGTGCGGTACTCAGGCTACCACTAGGATCCGTGACCGGACTAAGTAATACCTGAGACATACTTAGGTATGTCGGTTACGGTCTGGATTGCCAGCGTCAAGTCTGGGTCGAGATGAGGCGATCGACGGCGGCTGAATCGAAGAACGCCAGGTGCGCCGAGGCGTCGTTCACCCCGAAGCTGACCACCAACCGATCGCCGTCGCGAGCCAACCCGGCGGCGAATTCGATGCCCTTGCGCTCGAAGTAAAACGGCTCGGAGATGCTCCGGATCTCGAGCTTCTCGGTCAGCCGGACGAACCGGTGAAGGTAGATCCGTCCAGGGGTGTGGACGACCTCGTGCACGAGGCAGAGGAAACTGTCTCCGTGCGGGATGACCTGCGATCCGCCGCGCAGCTCAGTCAGATTTTCGTCAAGATCGGTGATGCGGAACCGCTCGGTGGTTTTCTCCGGCGCGCAGTCGATCACGATCGTCGGGTCGCACAGGTAGAGGAAACTGCCGGGTTGCCCGAGGATCGGCATCCAGTTCTTCTGCGCGCGGTCGTGCTCGTAGTCGCGAATGACGCGGACGTCCGTGATCTTCCACTCGTGGTCGATCGTGAGAATGCACTGTTCGCATCGTCCATCGCCTAGATCGCGGACGACGGCCGACGCGCGAAACTTGTCGCCGTCGAGCCAGAGCCGGCAGTCCTCGAACCCTTCGACCGGGTAGCTCGTACGCGGGAGGCCTGTCGCGTCGGTCAGGAGTGTGGGCGATCCGGTCGGCTTCCACGTCTTGTTCATCTCGAGGATCCAGTTTTTGGTGCGGATGATGCCGCTGCCGTCGATCGTGGGGTACTGCCCCTCGGCGACCGTGTAGTTCACGGTGCGGACCAGCACGAGCCGCCGGTCGCCCACGACGAGCACCGACGGGTTCATCGGCGCGTACCCATCGTCCGATTTCCAGTCGATCGCGCGCAGCTCGGCGCCGCAGAGCTCGCGCGCGGTCTTGACGTAGTGAACGAAATTCCCTCGGGCCTCGCCGCGCACGTTGGCGTCCCGGTCGATGGTCAGTCGGGCGCACGCGTCGTAGCCGGCCTGCCGGCGCGCGGGGAGCTTGCTGTAGAACCCGCTGATGGCGACATCGGGCGCGTTTTTGCGTTCGTAGACATCCTTCTCGACGAAGAGGATTTCGTCCGGGCAGGGCATCCGTGCGACCTGTTCGGCGAGGAGGATCGCCGCATCGCTCTTGCCGTGCTCGCGCCACCACCGCGCGAGCAGCGCCAGCGGTTCCGCGCGGGTGGGTCGGAAGTTGTAGGCGTCGAAGCAGGCGAGGACGAGCGCCGGCTCGTCGTTCAACGCGGCATGGCTGCGCGCGATGCCGTAGTGCGATGCCCAGACTTCTTCGTCCCACCCGCCGGCGGCAATCCGGCGCGTGTACCACTGGATGGCCTCCTGCTGCCGTCCCATCTCGCGGTAGGTGTTCGCGAGGTAGAACATATAACGGGCGTTGTCCGGCTCCCGGGTGAGGCCGTCCATGAGCAGGCGGATGTCCCGATCGCCCTTGTCGCCCTTCGACCCGCCGTCGTTGCGGTCGTCGATGGAGCACGAGTCGAGGTTCGGCGGGGTGTCGCCGGGAACAGAGAGAAACTCGTGAGTGACGCCGACGTACTGCGCGACCACGTCGCGCCGAACGAGCCGCGTATTCCAGTAGTGAAGGGCTCCGGTCAACTGCTGGAGCCGGTACGCGGGCGCGGTGAGCGCCCGCTTGTCCAGCGACCCCCGGAGCACCATGTCGGCGTCGATAAGCAGGGCGTAGTCCCATCCGTCGTACGCTCGTGCTGCCTCGAGCGACTCGTTTCTGGCCTGGGCGAAGTTCTTGAACGTGGTGCGGACCAATTTGCCGGGGACTTGGTGCTCTTTGAAAAACCGCTGGATCGTCTCGAATGTCCCGTCGGTCGATCCGGTGTCGGTGATGACCCACTTGTCGATGAAGGGCAGCGCGGCCGAGAGGCACCGCTCGATGATGGCGCTCTCGTTCTTGACGATCATCACGAGGCAGATCCGGGTGACCGTCGATTTCTCCTCCTTGTGCTTGCCGCGGGCGGCGGTGGCACGGCGTTCAAGCCGATTCATGGGGGTGTCTCCGTCACGTGGAATATCGATGATGCTGTCGTCGTGGTCGGCCTGGTACCAGTCGAACCGCTGGCCCTCTCGTTCCATCTCAGCCCAGGTGTTGACCTCCCAGGTGATCTGCTGCATCCGCCGGAAAACGGCGTGGTAGCGCTCGACGAGCTCGGGGATCGATTCGCGGTCGACGAGCAGAAAGCCACCGCAGAATCGCCAGTTCACGTCGTCGTCGGTCGCGCGCGCTGCGGCGGTCTCCTTATTCCAGCAGCCCGGTGCAAGTACGCATACAGACGGGGGATGGAGCGCACGCAGTCGGTCGAGGAAGCTCGCCGGATTCTTGACGACCTTCATCACCGCGAAGTCGATCCAGGCGAAATGCGAAGAGGAGTCGTCGAGCTCGCGGGCGAGCGCAAGGAGATCGAGCTTGGCGTTGATGAGCAAGAGGGAACCGCGCGCGTCCTTTTCTGACGAGCGGGTGCCCGGAAGCGTTCGGGTGCCGTCGTCGTGCTGGAACGGCCACAACGATTCGAGGTCGGTCAGTTCCACTTGAACGTTCGGGTGCTTGGGCGCTCGCTCGGCGAGCTGCCGGTCGAGAAAGAGGAGGATCGGCAGGCCGCTCGCGGCGAGCTCGGAGAACCATCGAAAATACGCGTCTTCGTCCACGGTTCGATCCCGCAGCCGGAAGAACGCTGAGACAAAACGGGTGCTGGAGATCGGACGTTTCAGCAGGGTGAGCACATCATCCATCCGGGTCGGTCTTTCGGGACGTTTCTTCTGAGACGATCCGCGCTCTCTGGCGAGTGCGTGGAGCCGCTCGTTCCACTCAACGCCCTCGCGGGTCACCATCTCCGCGAGCTCCGGCAGCCGACTCGAGCTGACCTTTTCCGCGTGCCATGCGACGACGTCGCGCAACGTGACCGATTGGAAGCCCGCTTCGGCGAGCACGGTTTGGATCCACGTGTCGCCGTACCAGAGGCGCAGCTCCGGCGGGATCGGGAACGCGATCGTGACCGCTTCCCGTGTCAGGGCGAAAAACGCTCCGGCCGTGTGCTTTGGGTCGTTGGTCGATTCTCCGGACGGCCGCACGGCGCCGGCGGCTTCGGCTTCGGTGCCGACCCGTCGACCCACCCAGACCTCTCGCCGGCCGCGCGCGCGGTCGAACCGCTGGAGCAGCGATGAAGACCATCCTGGACTGACGACGAGGTCGGCGTTCGCAATGACGAGGATCTCGGCGTTCGACTCGAGAAACCGTGCGGCAAGCTGATTCCAGGCGGGGTTGACGTAGACGTTCTCCGGATTGCGCAGGACCGTAATGGTGGCCCCCATTTCGTCGAGCGCCGATTTGACAGCCGGCGCGCCGCCGTTGTCGATCGCCACGACGTCGACCCCCGGCTCGCAGAACGACCGGAGCGCGCGCACGAGGAGATCGTGATCCTCCGCGAAGCACGGTACGCCGAGTACGATGCGGGTGCGCTGGGTGCGCGTCAGCACCGTGAGGCCGTTGTTGTTGTGCAGGCGGACCTCGATCCCCCATTCCGGATGCGCCGCAATGAATTCTTCGACCGCGGGCCAGAGGCCGGGACCGACGTCGCCCTCGTCGCGGGTGCCGTAGGTCTCCGTGTCGTGCAGCACGATGTGCTTGCGTACTTTCGGTCCGTGCAGGGCGAGCTCCTGCCGGAGCTGCGCGTAGGTGTGGATCGTGTCGATGAACAGAAGATCGGTCTCGTCGATGCCGACCGACAGCGAGCTCACTCGCTGGAAATCAAAATCGATCCCCGCTTCTGTGGCCACCTTCTTCTGAAGATTCACCTTGTCCCGGATGTCGTAACAGCGCATCCGCTTCGGCCGGCCGTGGAGCAGACCCCATGTCGACAGACCGACCCCCAACTCCGTCACGCGTTCGCAGTCTTTGGCGTACATCGAGAGCATCGGGATGTGCTCGTGGATGTCCGACGGGGTGTCCCGGGCAGCGACGTACTGGCGTTCGATCTCTCCAAGACTTCTGCAGGCTTTGCTGAGCCGAGACCACGCAACCCGGTCGTGCGCCGTCATGGAATGAAACTCGGGCACGTGGCCGCCGCTGACGAATCCCTCGTGCCACACGGCCATGCCGTAAAGCGTTCGCTGCCGAAAGCCAGCCTCCGAGAGCAGCGAATGGATCCAGTCATCGCCGCAGTGGATGAGCAGCTCCGGCGGGATCGGGAACGCGATGGACACCGCCTCCCGCGTCATTGCAAAGAAGGCGCCGCTGACCGATCGGCCCGACGAACCATCGACCGTATCGATGGATGCGGTCTGCGCGCGCGAGGCTTCGTTCACGCTCGAGAGGGCTCGTCCGAACCAGAACTCTCGGTCGCCCTTGGACCGCGAGTGGTCGCGGCGCAGCAGCAGGGAGGCGGACCAGTGAGGGGCTGCGATGAGGTCCGCGTTCGCGAGGACGAGGATCTCCGAGTCGGATGCGAGGAAATGCGCGGCAAGCTGGTTCCACGCCGGGTTCACGTAGATGTTCGTTGGGTTGCGGAGGATTTCGATGGACGGTTCCATTTCGGCCAGCACGGCCTTCACGTCGGTCGCCGCACCGTTGTCCACGGCCACGACGGCGACCTCGTCCTCCAGGAAGGATCGAAGGGCGCGCGTCAGCAGCTCGCGAGGCTCCGCGAAGCAGGGGACACCCAGCAAGATGCGCGGCATCACGAAGCTCGGAAAATGAGGACGTTGTCCCCGTACCACGGCATTCGAGTGAGTTTCGTCCACTCGGCTTTCACGGCGGCAGTCCTCGTTTCGTCAACCGAGAAGCCCTCCGCGCCGAACTTCGTGATCCAGTACGTCGGCGGTTGGCAATTGATATGATCGTGGCCCCCTTGGCCGATCGGTGCGGCTGTCAGCAGGATCGAACCACCCGGCGCGCATGCCCTGCAGAGCTTGCACACGAGCGTGTCTGCGTCCTCTACCGGCAGGTGCTCGGCCACCTCCATGCACGTCACGAGGTCGTAGGGAGGCGACGCCCCAAAGGCCGCATCGCCCGCCGTGATGTCCTCCTGCCATAGGTAAAGTCGGACGGCGGCGTCTGCCCGGTCGAAGGCGGCCGTGGAGCCTTCTAGCCCCCACGCATCCACGCCCAGTTCGCGCAATCGGCCCACGAATTGCCCCGGACCGGCCCCCACGTCGAGGACCCTCTGGGGCGAGAGCAGACGAAAGACCATCTCTGCGGCGGTTCGGATGTCCGCTTTCTGGAGACCCTGGTATGCGTCGAAGAAGTGGGCGTCGTAGATGCCGTCCAGGTTGCGGCGCGAACGGTGGTAACTCGCCAGGCGCGGGTACCTGCGCTTGCTCCGGAAGAACCGATCCGCCGCCAAGGTGGGCGCTCCTCCGGAAGGGTCGGTTCCGGATTCCCCGTACATGACCAAGACGTCCTCGACCCACCGCGTGCGGTCCCATCCCGCCATCTCGACCATCGGGAACATCGTGGCGTGATCGACCGCGCGTCCTGTCCATGTGCCGTCCGGGAGCTTCAGGTCGGAGGGGTCGATGCGCTGGAAGAGGCCTGCCCGGAACGTCTTCAGGTGCGAGCACCGCCACGGGGCCGTACGCACGTCTTCGTCCGGTGCGTAGGGGGCGTTCGTCGCGTGGGTGCGACCGTCCTCGGTCGCGAAGGACCCGTAGGTGAGCCACACGGCCGGGTCCTCATAGAGGCGGGCGATTCGCGCCGCAACGGTCGTGTGCGCAAACCAGTCGTCCCCGTCAAGCTGCAAGACAACGGCATCCGGATCGAGGTCAGAAACCGAGTCGACGAGGTTCTCCGAGTGCGTCTTCGGAGTCGGCTGCGACGCGGCTTCGATGAAGATGTGCCGCACCGGGACCGTCTGGGCTGCGACCGAGTGGCGGCATCGGTCGGTGGGCGACGCGCGAAAGCAAGTCGAGACGACAACAAGTTGCGCGCTCATGGCACCTCGACGTACCACACCGGGTAATAGAGCCCGTTTGTGAATTGGCTTCCGCGCCAGATGTTGAAATGATCAAACGCTTCGATAACGGCTCGAACCAGGCCGGGATACTCCCAGGTGAAATCGTGCCCCGCGAGGACCCCGCCCGATTTGATCTTCGGACCCCAGGCAACGATGTCATTCTGGACATCCGAATGTTCATGGCCGGCGTCGAGGAACACGAAGTCGAGAGACTTATCGGCGTAGAAGCTGGCCGCTTCCCAGGATGCGCCGAGATGCACCTGATCGATTGCATGCGCGATCGGATCGAGCGCGCGGCGGATTCCGTCCGTGCCCAGGTCGTTGAACCCCTGATCCACGAGATCGAGCGTGGCGCCCTTGTCGGCGCGAGAGAGCTCCACACCGAGAAACGCCGCGCTCCGACCGGCAAAGACCCCCACCTCGACGCAGCGTGCCTTCTCTGGCACTCGCTTGGCAATCCAGGCGTAGAAGTCTTCGAACGTAAAGTACCCAGGCAGGGTTTTGTAGAAGTGCTCGATCGTTTTCATAACCGAACGCACCAGCAGGGGAAGAAGTGCCCCTGCATCTGCGCATCTCCACCGTCGGTGATCCCGGGCCAGACCTCGAAGCGGGCGAACCGCTCGTTGACGGCACGGACGACGCCGAACTCTGGATTCTGCCAGTGGATGTAGTCGTGTCCGGCGAGCAGGCCACCCTTTTTGACCTTGGGTCGCCATGCGTCAATGTCTCTGGAGATGCTATCGCGGTCGTGGTTCGCGTCGAGGAAGACGAAGTCGAGCGACTCATCGGGATAACGGGCTGCGACATTCCACGAGCAACCCTTTTGGATTCTCCACGCCACGGGAATCTTGGCGAGCCGGCCCATCACGGTTTCTGGAGGGCTGTCGTGAAACTGGTCGACGAGATCCACCTGAGCCGAGACGCCTCGGTTGACCAGCTCCACCCCCAAGAAGGCGGCGGATTGCCCGTGGTAGATGCCGACCTCCACGAGGTGCGGCGACGGCTTGCCGATCATCTCTCCGGCCACCCACGCGTAGAAGTCCGGGAACGTGAAGAAGCCCGGGATCTCTTTGAAATAGTGCTCCATGCCCATCAGCCTCCGAACACTTCGCGGGCGATCTCGGTTACGGCGAGCTGCACCGCTTCATCGGACGAGCGAGTCACGCGAAACCCGAGCGCCGCCAACTTGTCCGGCTTCAGGCACGAGTGGGGGACGTCCCCTCGCCACCCTTGCACGTCCGTGCCGAACGCGATGCGCGCGGACGGGTTCGGCGAGGCCGCAACGCACAGCTCGGCAATCCGCGCCACGCTCGTCGAGTTGGGCGGCGCAATGTTGTAGATTGCCGGCCGTAGCGCTCCACCCTGTGTGTGATCGAGCACGAAGAGCAAGCCCGCCACGCAGTCGCGGACGTGCAGGTACGGCTTGGACTGGTGGCCGTCGCCGAGCACGTCGAGATGGTCTGGATGATCCTTGAGCTTCTTGCAGAAATCGAGAAGGACGCCGTGCGTGCCACGCGAGCCCACGACGTTGCCAAACCGACAGATAACCCCTTCGAGGGCGAAGCACTCCACGAAGGCGGCGAGCATCGCCTCGCTCGCGAGCTTGCTGGCGCCGTAGAGCGAGATGGGCAGGTGCCCGAGATCCCGTTCTCCGCACGGAACAGAGACGTTGCCGTACACGGTTCCGCTCGACGCGAGCACGAATCGCTTCACGCAGCCGAGGCGGGCGGCCTCGAGCGCGTTGTACGTGGCGATCGTCCCCTGTTCGAGGTCGAGCCGGGTGTTCGTGAGGCCGTGGCGCGCTTCGGGGTTGGCGGCGAGATGGAAGACGACGTCGTGACCCTGCATGGCCACAGCGAGCGCAGGCAAGTCGAGTGCATCCCCGCACACAAGGGTCGCCCGGCCGGAAGCGATCGGTTCGGCGAGAAACGCCGACTTGCCGACGCTCAGGTTGTCGAACACGGTGACGGGACCGCGCTCGACGAGCTGGTCCACCAGGTGGCTTCCGATGAAGCCGGCGCCGCCGATGACGAACGAATGCACTCTTTTACCCATCGCCGGCCGCGTACGGCGGCTGCATGGCCATCCTCTCGAGGTCCGAACGGCGCATTCCGGCTACCGTAAACCGGACTGTCACCCACCGTCAATCGGGAGATACTTAGCTGCGACCGACGATGAAACTCACCCGATTCCCCAGAGGTGGATAATCACCCGATCACCAGAGGATGTAGGCTTGCTCGGCGCCGGTTTGGCCCGAGTTGGCGGTGTACTTCCACCGCGCCACTTCGCCGCTCGTGGACAAGGAAACGCTGGTGGCGCTGAAGTCGCCCGGAGCGGCCGGGTTCTCGATCGTGATCGGCGGGCTCGGGGTAACCACGCACGGGTTGTCCAGGCTGCGCACTTTGATGACGACCACGTCGGCCTCTTGGACGCTCGCGGCGGAGGGCAGGTTGACGGCGCTCTCCGAGGTGAGCAGGATCCATTGATTCCGTGAGCTCGGTGCGTTGTAGATGTTGGCGTTCGGCCTCGTCCACGGGACCGGTCCGGATGAACCGCTTCCACCCGTAGGCGCGGTCGGGTACGTCTCGCTTGCGCGTCGCCCTCGCCCGATGACGAAGCTCATCGAGTTAGCCCACCCACATCAGGACGACGAGACCACTACCCCCATTTCCACCCCCGCCACCCTCACCACCCGCCGAGCTGCCCGATCCTCCGCCGCCACCACCGCCGCCACCACTGCCGGAGTTCGCCAGCGCATTGGTTGCATTGGCACCGTCACCGCCTATGGTGCCTGAGACGGCGTTTCCGTTGCCTCCGGCCGCACCGGGCGACGCGCTGCCGCCGATGAGGTTGCTGCCACCGCCTCCACCACCACCGAGACCGCCCATCTGGCCCGTGGAGGTAGCTCCCGCAGCACCTGCGGCTCCTCCTGAGCTACCAACCGCGCTATCGAGTCCTGCACCAAAAGGCGAACCACTGCCACCCGTGCCTGGACCGCCTTGCCCGAGGGCAACACTGTAAAAAAGGTATTCTACGGTGGCTGCGCCGGAAGTGATGGGGGGTCCACCGCCAGCCACCCCAGGAGCGGAGGTCGCAACGCTTAGCGGGTTGTTGGTCCCGCCAGAAGCGCCAGGAAATTCGGCGTACGTGGTGGCGTGCGCGACAGAAAAAACGGTTGACACATTGCCACGGCCTCCGTTGGCATTGGAAGCGGCGCCGGCGCCAGCGCCGCCCGCACCGATGCTGACGGTGAGCACGTCCCCAGGAACGGTCGAAATCATGGGTTCATACTGCGGAGTGGCGGTTCCACCACCGCCACCCCCGTACGACTGGCTGGTCCCCACTTGACCCGTCGCACCGCAGGCCCCTCCGCCGCCACCGCCGTAGCCCCACGCCTGCATCGTCGTAACGCCGGCCGGGACGGCGAAGGTCCCTCCCGCGGTGAATATCTGCGACTTGAGTGTCGCCGTCGAGGCTCCCGCTCCGGTCGGACCCGTGGTTCCTTTGGTGCCCGTCGATCCGGTCGGTCCAGTGACCGTGGATGCCGCACCGGTCGGGCCGGTGACCGACAGACCGGTCGTCCCCGTCGGTCCGGTCACAGTCGAAGCGGCACCCGTCGGACCTGAAGGGCCCGTCGGTCCGGTGACGGTCGATGCGGCTCCCGTCGGCCCTGTCGATCCTTTGCCCCCTGTCGGGCCTGTGACGAACGATGCAGCCCCCGTCGGCCCGGTTCCAAGCGCTCCCGTTGGACCGGTGACGGTCGACGCCGCTCCCGTGGGTCCGGTCGAAGTCGCGCCGGTGGCGCCTGTCGGTCCGGTCGCTCCCGTGGCGGACGCCGCGCCCGCCGGTCCCGTGGATCCGGTCGATCCCGATGCCCCCGTTGGACCGGTGATTGTTGACGCCGCTCCTGTCGGACCCGTGACGGTGGACGCACCCCCTGTTGGCCCCGTGACGATGGACGCTGCTCCGGTGGGGCCGGTGCTTCCGGTCGATGCAGCCCCCGTCGCGCCGGTCGGGCCGGTGACGGTTGATGCGGCTCCAGCGGCTCCCGTCGGTCCCGTGGCGATGGCGCCGGTGGCGCCCGCCGGTCCGGTCGCACCCGTGGACGATGCACTGCCTGCAGGTCCGGTCGACCCCGACGCACCTGTCGGTCCCGTGACTGTGGATGCAGCACCCGTCGGTCCTGACGTTCCCGTCGGGCCGGTTCCAAGCGGTCCTGTTGCACCCGTTGGGCCGGTGACGGTGGATGTGGCTCCCGTCGGGCCTGTGGACGCGTGGCCGGTGGCGCCCGTCGGTCCGGTGACGGTGGATGCGGCACCGGTCGGACCCGTGATCGATGCTCCGGTCGGTCCCGTGACGGTCGACGTTGCACCGGTCGGCCCGATCGGGCCACCGGACGGTCCGGTGGGGCCGGTCATTCCTTGAATGCCGGCACCCCACTCGAGGATGATCTCCGCGCTGCCGCCGTTGCCGCCCGTGCCGCCCACGCCGCCCGTGGAACCGTTGCCGCCCGCGCCAGCGCCTCCTCCTCCTGCGCCGCTGTTGGCGGGCGCGTTGGATCCTGCTGACCCAGCGACACCGGTTCCGGCCGCACCGTTGCCGCCAGCGCCTCCGGCGCCGCCGATCCCCAGCGGACCGCCGCCGCCGCCGCCGCCGCCGAACCCGCCCGCCTGACCCGAGATGATCGACCCGTTCGCGCCGCCCGCACCCCCGATGTATCCCGCCGGGTTGTCGTTGCCGAACGAGGCTGTCGCTGTGTTCGTGAATGCGGCCGACCCGCCGTACCCGCCCTGCGCGGGCGCGAGCTGCGCGAGTGGACCGATGTTTACGACCGTGAGCCCGTCGGCTGTGACGGGAGGACCGCCACCAGGGCCGGTGCCACTGACGAGATCTTGGGCAGCCGACCCGCCGGAGGCCCCGGCCGCCTGCGCGTAGACCGTGAGGTGTGCGATCGAGGCGACGCTCGAGAGGCCGCCCGGCGATCCGTTCGATCCGGGCAATAGGGCCGCACCACCCACCCCGCCTGCGCCGCCGAGTCCGACGGTGAGCTGGAGTGTGTCGCCGGGGATGACCGCGATCATCACCTGCGTGGATTCGAGCGCTCCGCCGCCGCCTCCCCCTCCGTTCGATCCGTCCGCACTGGCGTTGCCGCCGTTGCCGCCCGCGCCTCCACCTCCGGCGGGGACGATCGTCGCGCGCATGGTCGTGATGCCCGGCGGCACGACGAACGGTTGCGAAGAAGTGGCGACGAAACTCGCTCCCGGGAAGATCGGTCCGGTGGATCCCGTCGGCCCGGTCGATCCCATCGCTCCCGTCGGGCCGGTGGCCCCCGTGGCGCCTGTATTCGACGCAGTGCCCGCCGGACCGGTGGATCCCGTCGGCCCGCTCGGGCCGGTCGCTCCCGTGTTGGTCGCTGCACCGGACGCTCCGGTTGGACCCGTACTTCCGGTCGGGCCCGAAGTTCCCGTCGCACCTGTGTTGGTCGCGCTGCCCGCAGGCCCCGTCGATCCCGTCGATCCCGTTGGACCGGTCGTCCCGGTGGCGCCGGTGTTCGATGCGGTGCCTGCCGGACCCACTGAACCCGTTGGGCCGGTCGATCCCGTCGCGCCGGTGTTGGTCGCTGCGCCGGACGCTCCCGTCGGTCCCGTGCTTCCGGTCGGACCTTTGGTTCCCGTCGCGCCGGTGTTGGACGCGGTGCCTGCCGGTCCCGTTGCTCCCGCTCCCGTCGGTCCGGTGGCGCCGGTGGCGCCGGTGTTGGACGCGGTGCCTGCCGGACCCGTGGATCCCGTCGTGCCGGTCGGTCCCGTCGCACCGGTATTGGTTGCGCTACCTGCTGGGCCGGTCGCGCCCGATGCGCCCGTGGGTCCCGTGACTGTGGATGCGGCGCCCGTGGTTCCTGTCGGTCCGGTTCCGAGCGGTCCCGTCACCCCGGTCGCGCCGGTGACGGTGGATGCGGCTCCGGTTGGGCCCGTGCTTCCGGTCGGACCTTTGGTTCCTGTCGCGCCTGTGTTGGTTGCACTGCCTGCGGGCCCGGTCGATCCCGTCGATCCCGTGGGCCCCGTGACGGTGGATGCGGCTCCCGTCGGCCCAGACGCTCCCGTCGGACCGGTCCCGAGCGCTCCTGTGGCTCCCGTCGGACCGGTGATGATCGATGCTGCTCCGGTCGGTCCCGTGTTCCCGGTGGCTCCGGTGGATGCCGCCCCTGTCGGGCCTGTCACTGTCGATGCGGCACCCGTCGCCCCCGTGCTTCCGGTCGGGCCCGTGGTTCCCGTTGCGCCGGTGTTGGTGGCGCTACCCGCCGGTCCCGTGGCGCCCGACGCGCCGGTCGGTCCCGTGACGGTCGATGCGGCGCCTGTCGCTCCGGTCGGGCCGGTGGTGGACGGACCGGTCGATCCCGTCGGTCCTGTTACGGTGGATGCAGCCCCTGTTGCACCGGTCGGGCCTGTGGTGGACGGACCGGTTGCACCCGTCGAACCAGTCGCCCCGGTCATTCCGGTCGGCCCTTGGCTCGGTCCGGTCGGCCCCGTGCCACCGCCGCCCGATCCCGGTGCGGTCGGGTACGTCTCGCGTGCGGTCCGTCCGCGGCCGATGATGAAACTCATTCGGATCTCCCTCTCACGCGAGCCACGCGATGCGCACTCCTCCCGAGCCTCCGTTGCCGCCCGCCCCTCCGGTGCCTGGAGTAACCGTTCCGTTGCCTCCGGCTCCGCCACCCCCGCCACCCGATCCGCTGTTGGCGACGGCGCTGTTGCCTGGGCTGCCGTTGACCCCCGTGGTCGATCCTCCGTTACCCCCCGCCCCGCCGGTGGCCCCGTCGCCCGCACCGCCGAAGATGTTGGGTCCGCACCCACCTCCGCCGCCGCCGAAGCCGGGGGATCCGGGGGATGCAGTGCCGGTCGCGCCCCCGAGGCCGCCATGCTGCCCGGTGCTGTCGGGATTGTCGTTGCCGTCGAGGGCGGCGGTATTGCCCACGAGCAGCAGGCCCGACCCTCCTCCCGATCCACCCTGAGCGGGTGAAGTGCTCATGGGCAGGAAGTTCGTGACGGTGGTGGCGCGGGAGGTCACCGGAGGCCCTCCGCCGGGCGCTGCGGATGCGTCGCCCGATCCGATGGCGGTTCCGCCGGACGCGCCCGCTGCGACGACTAACGTGAGGGCGTGAGCCAGCGAAACGATGGATGACTCTCCGCCGGGCGACCCGTTGGTGTTGGCCGCACCCCCCGCACCCCCCGCACCCACGGCGATCGTGAGCGAATCGGCGGGAGTCAACCCCGTCATCACCCCGGTGGCGAGCAGCGATCCGCCGCCTCCCCCTCCCCCATTGGATCCGGTTCCGCTCGTGGCTCCAGCCTGAGCTCCGGCGCCGCCTCCTCCGCCGCCGTAGATTTCGTAGCTGGCCCCCGTCACTCCTGCGGGCACCACCCACGCTCCGGTGGCTCCCGTAAAATTCAGCACGTGCAACGTGAGACCACCAGCGCCGGTTGGTCCCGTCGATCCGGCACCGGTGGCACCCGTCGCTCCCGTAGCGCCCGTGGACGCGGCTCCCGTCGGACCGGTGGCACCCGTGCCCGATGCGGTTCCTGCGGGACCCGTCGCGCCGGTCGGCCCCGTGACGGTGGACGCGGGGCCCGTCGCGCCGGTGGGCCCGGATCCTGTCGCTCCCGTAGCTCCAGTCGTTCCTGTTGCCCCCGACGGCCCCTGGCTCGGTCCGGTCGGGCCCGTGCCGCCTCCGCCGCCCGATCCCAGTGCGGTCGGGTACGTCTCGCGTGCGGTCCGTCCGCGGCCGATGACGAAGCTCATGGTGATGGATTGCCTTGATGACGGTGACTGAGGGGGTAAAAAAAGGACGCGTAAAGGTAAGACCTATCCCGGAGGAGACTCGTGTTGGTTGGGGGATCGCAGACTGATGGCCTGATCACGAGGACGCGAAGCCCAGCTCCAGCCGGAGTACTCCGAGTCGTAGACCTTCTGTCCGATCAGGCCCGAGATGTGCGCGAGATGTTCGCGGTACACCGCCTCGTCGAGGAGCTGGCGGGGTGCGCCGTTCTGGGTAGCACCCGACTTGTTTTTCAGGTTTTTCAATTTTCGGCGCATCGGTTCTCCTTTTTTCGTCTCATGACAGCGGCCGTACGTGCCGCAACGTGATGGCGAAATCGCGCGGGCGGGACGCGTTGCTCCAGCCGCTGAACTGCGCCGGCCAGTGGGTGTCGACGGCGACAAAGTTGCGGTGCTCGCGGTACGTTGACTCGTCGATGAGCGACCGAGGATGACCGGCGCCGTTGCTGTTCTGCACACCACCGGATTTGCACTTCAAGGTCGTCATTTTTCTACGCATGGGACTTCTCCTAATTTTGCCGATTCTCGATCTTCGACGACCTTGTTCATGCTGGCCCGCACGGCCGCCGCCTCCTCGGCCGTGAGCTGCAGGGCCATGTGCACCCAGTGCGCTCCGGCCGGGGTCTGGGGGTTGGCGAGTCGGATGGCCGGGTCCGGCCACAGGCAGCCGCGGCCGCGAACGGCACCCTTCTGGACGGCTTCGTCGGTTTGCGCTTGGTACCGACGGAGCGCGTCGATCGGGACCCTCTTTGCGAGCTCCGTCCATTCCGTCATCGGGTCGGCGGGAAGCGCATGGGCAACGGCCACCGAGGGACCCATGCTCCCGATGTTCTTGATGTTTCGTAAGCTGATGGCGAAATCACGCGGCCGCCTGGCGTTGGTCCAGCCGCTGTACGCTGGATCCCAAGGTGCCGCGAAACTATCCTGAACGGCCCGGTGTTCCCGGTACACCGCCAGGTCAATGAGGGCCCTTGGAGCGCCGTTCTGCGAATGCCCCTGCTTCGCGCGGAGGGTGGTGAGCCGTCGCCTCATGGGACTTTCTCCTCGTCCGGATCGCCGAGCAGCTTCAAGAGCACGGCGTCCGTACCTATCGACAAAACACTGGTCGCCGCCCCCACCAGGACGGCGTCGACGATGCGGCCGACCAAGACGGCATCCACGCCGTGGCCGTGGTCCACCGATGCGATTCCGCTCGCGCCCGCCGCGAGACCGATCCACATCCCCATGCACTGGCTGCACCGGAAAAGCGCGGGCCACACCCGCTGCAACGGCCGGAAGATCGTGCCGCGCACGAGAATGAGGGTCAGGCCGACGAGCGCGACGAAGATCATCGCCGCTGCGTCGTCAGGAGGCGGACGAGTCGCTCGGCGGCTTCGGGTCGGAGCTTGATCGTGCCGACCGAACCGGCCTCAGTGTCGGCATCTATCAGCTCGACGGAGCCGTCGTCGAAGAGCTTCACGGTCGGGCATCGGGCATACCCACAACAAAGTTCTTCTTCGTGAATCTTATTCGATTCCATGATACAGACCTCCAGCATTGAAATAGCCCCGCGCCGTGCAACCGGCCGGGGCCTGGCTCGACCTCACGGAAGGAGGCGAACGATGGGAACGTACCACGCTTGTCTCGAATGCAACGCGTCGCTGGCTGGGAAACGGGCAGGAACCAGAAGCCCGAGACAGTTCTGCGACAAGAGTTGCGCGCAGAGTTACCGAAACAGACTTCGGGCTACGCGCACCGCAACTCCACCACCATCGGTTGCCGGTGCTCGATGGATCGCACTGACGAAGAGCATGTTCGCTTTGGTCGACGAAGCCGATTTTGCCGACGTGTCTCGGTGGAACTGGTGCGCCATTCGTTCGCGCAGCAAAGCGGGCGGTCTTTACTCCTGGTACGCCATCCGCGGTAGAGCACCAAGTGACGCAGGCGGAAAGAAGGCTCCCGTTTCCTTGCACCGATACCTTCTCGGCGAACCACCCGAAGAGGTAGACCACTGCAACCGAGACGGTCTGGACAACCGCAGAGAGAACCTTCGTAAGGCGACCACTCAGCAGAACATGATGAACTCGCCGAGTCGTAGAGGTTCGTCGAAGTTCAAGGGTGTGTCGTGGTGGGTTCGAGATCGAAACTGGCGCGCATCGATCCGATCCGACTACAAAACGATCCACCTCGGACGATTCACCACCGAAGAGGACGCCGCGCTGGCGTACGACGAGGCCGCGCGCCGACTGCACGGCGAGTTCGCCCGCGTCAACTTCCCTCGTGACGGTGAACGGTCCGCTCTGCATGACTGATCTTCTTGTCCGTGTCTACGGTACCACGCGGCTCAACCGCGCTACAATCACCGAACTAGGGAATACTCAGGACATACTTGGGTATGTCCGTTGACGATTCGCTGAGTCCCGCGCTACCGTGACGGAATGCTCGCAACCGCCCTGGAGTTCGCCCCCGGAACGACCCCCGACTGCAAGCGCCTCGTGACGCGACTCTTCCAAGAGCCCGGCGCGGTGCTCGGCGCGTACCGCGCGGCGCGTCAGCAGTTTCGAACCGGTGACATCGTCCTCGAGACCGCGGAGTACGATCCGTCCGGGTTCAAGGCGATGCCGCGCGCACGCTACGTCGACACCAAACGGAGCGATCCCAACGGCGCCAAAATTATCAACGCCCTCACGATCGCGCACCAGTCAGCCCACAAGGTCGCGAGCCTGCCGTGGGAGGCGGACGCCTTCTGGCTCGTGATCAACCTGCGCGACGACATGCCGGTGATGATCGCCCTCTTCGCGGCTCCGTACGCGACCGGTCGCGACGCGCGCGAGCCGATGATCCTGAGCTAAACCTCACCGGTCTCGACTTGACCTAGACCTCAAACGCGACTACATTTGCGGCATGCAGTTGACCATCGAGTTCGACCGTGAGGGAGGTCGGTACGTCGCTGACGTGCGGGAATTGCCCGGTTGCCATGCCTATGGCCACACACGGGCCGAGGCGGACGCACGTGTGCGCGTGTTGGCGCTGCGCATTCTTGCCGATGATGTAGAGCGAGGGGCGCTGCGAACGGAGGACATCGAAGAACTGTTCTTCGGTACAGCCAGTCTCCCCGGTCGAAGACCTCGCCTCTTCGAGGCGGCGAACGTACCCAATGCCAAGACGATCGCGGCGATGCGCGAGCCGCGTCGAGGGCCGCGTTTCGCCAGCATCGAGGAGCTTCTGGCGGATCTGCATGCGGAAGATTGAGCGAACCACCGCGTTCAAGCGTGACTTCAAGCGAGAGATGCGGGGACAGCATGGGCCAACTCTCGATCAGCGACTCGCAGCGATCTTGGTCCCATTGTCGAACGACGCGCTGTTGCCTGAGTCCTGCAGAGACCACGCGCTGAGTGGCGAGTGGTCCGGTCACCGTGAATGTCACGTGCGGCCAGACCTGCTGCTCGTCTACGACAAGCCAGACAAGAACACGCTGCTACTCGAACGCCTTGGGTCGCACGCGGAACTGTTCGGCAAATGAAGACGGTTCCTCGGACAATGGCGCTGCGCGAGGTGAAGACTCGTCTCAGCGAGGCGGTCGACTCTTCACAAGGCAGTTACGTGCTGGTGACCAGGCACGGGCGACCTGTCGCGGTCCTTGTTGGCGTCGAGGGGATTGACCTGACCGAGGTGGCTACGCTCGGTGCCACGCTGGCTTCTCTCTACCCCGTCAAGTAAAACAAGGGACTACTTTACGACGGCGCCGACGACGCCGCCCGCGACCGCGGTGGCAGCGAGGATTTTCCAGTTGCGCTGCAGGCGCGTGGCGACGCCGCGGACGCCGCCGAGGTTGGTCCCCTCCCCGAAGAACGTCGTCGCAAAGGCGGCGGCGGCGGCGGACATCGCGGCGCCGCCGACGAAGGCCCCCACCTTGCCAGCGGGCACGGAGAGGATGCTCGATTCCGCCGCAGGTTTGGCGAAAGTGCTCTGCGGCGCGAGGCCCACGCCGAACCCGGGAGCCGGTCGGCCGCCGAACTGGATGCGTTCCATGCCCTCGAGCGTACGACGGTTCGGCGAGCGCGTCTACGCAGTCGCGCGGGTGCGGGCGGCCGCCGCCAGCGCCACGCCTCCAACGACGACGACGGCACCGCTCACAAGCAGGACGGTGGTCGTGTTCTCCGCGAACCAATCGAGAAAGCCGCCCTGCTGGGGCGCATCGGATGCAGGGGGAGACCCTCCCGGCAGTCTCGGAGGCGGCGCGGATCCTCTCGGCACCGTCTTTGATGCGAGAGACGCCGCAAGGCTCGCTGCCTGCTGGTAGGCGTCGATCATGTCGTGGACGATCCCCTTCGCCATCTCCACGTCCGAACCGGTAGCCCCCGTGATGTTCGCGAGCTCTCCGTTCTTCTGCCACACGAGCTGCGTCCTCTTCATGACGTCGGGGCTGCCGCCGGACAGCGCGTCGATGGCGGGACCCACGACACTGACCGCCGCGTTTCCCGCCGCCTGCAGGTCGGCGACTGCTTTGTTCGGATTGGTGATTCTCGGGCTGCGGTACTGCGCGAACGCAGCCTGCAGCGCTGCGATGCCCGGACCGATGACATCGGGCGCGCCCACGCCGAACCAGGCCACCGGTCGGCCGTTGAACTGGAGCATGCGGACCAGCGTACGCCGCTTCAGGCGGCTGGTCTACGCGGCGGCAGGTACGCGGCGGCTGCGACAGGAGCGAGTTTGACCGCCGCGACGACACCGCCGACCACCACCACCCCGACCACGACCCAGAGCTGCCACGGGATCAGGTTGCTGGCAGCTTTCCCCGCCGCTGCTGCGGCCCCTTCGAGGGCTTCGGTCGCGATGTTCCCGATTTTCTGGAGTCCCCGTGAACCGACCAGGCCAAGGATCCCGAGAAAGTCCGCATCGATGGCCACAGACTGCAGGTCGGTGAGCACCTTGCGTTGCACGTCCGGCGACGGTGGATCCGGCCATTTCATGCCGGGCGCGAACTTGTCGACCTTTTCGTCGGCGGCGAGGTTGCTGATCCGCGTAATCGTGTCTTCCCAGGACTTGAGAATGATGCCGGATTGTTCTTCGATCCGGTTCGGCGTCAGCCCGGCGAACTGGTTCCACGCCGCGAGCATGGTCTGCGCCTGATTGCGGTACGCGGCGCCCAGCTTCTTCAGCTCGTCGGTGGTGAATCCGGTCGGTGGGTGAGCCGCCACCATGTCGAACGAGTCGGCCACGGTCGTCATGTTTCGGAGCATTCCGAGGACGTACGGATCCCACGCGCCGCGGTACGCGAGGACTGCGGCGACGACCGCGGACTGCGGCGGCGCGGCGGCTCCGAGAAAGCCAGCAACGGCACGGCCGCGGAATCGAATCGATTCGGTGATCATTTTCGCTTCCTCCGAAACGTCCGCCGAGCAATTTCTTCGAGGGCCCATCCGGTCGCCGTAGAGACGAGGCTCATGACCAGGGCGTACTTCCACGGCGACGGGTGGGGAGGCGCAGCCGTCGCCGGCGCATCGAGGTGCCCCACTCCAGTGCTCATCCGTCCGCGCAAGAGATTCGCCATCTCGAGCGCGGTGCGCTGCGTGGGCACGATCCCGCCGCCCGGTTCGGTGCAGCCGCCCCCGTCGACCAGCGCGTCCCCTCGCCCAGAAGCGATGAGGCGATCCATGTCCTGGAGCTTGTTGCGCGTCGCGACCCACTCGGGCAGCGGCATCGATCCGAGGCCGAACCCGATGACCAGCCGCCCGTTGCGGTGGATGCCGTCTTGCACGCCGTTCAACGTACCACGGGCTAGTCCGGGAGTGTCGGAGGGTCGTTGCGGAGCTGCGCGGTGAGGCAGAACTCAATGAGATGCTGCAGGCGTGACACGTCGATGACTCCGGAGGCCCAAGCGCGATCAGCGGCTTCCAGCGCTCGGACGTATGCAATGGGAGCGTACTTGATTCGCTGCGGTACGGGACTTTCGCCACCGAGTTCCTTGCCGAGTCTCTGGCACATGATCAAGTAGGATACGGCCCTGGCGGTTCGACCGTTGCCGTCGTCGAACGGATGAATCCACGCGATCTTCCACATGACGAAGGCAGCGAGAAACATCGCTTCACTCTCGTCCTCGGCATCGTACTCGTTGACGAAGGTGCACACGTCTTGCACAAGACGGTCGACGTCCACATACGGCGGAGGCTCATGGTGCGATCCGAAGATTTCGACGTCGCTTGTTCTCCATCGACCGGCGTTCGGAAGAATATCCTGCATTGCAACTTGATGAAGGCGGAGGATCATCCGCGGCGTCAGCGTTCGGTACGCAGGTGACCGTAGAGATTGACGCATCCACTGTCGTACCATCCGCAGTTGCTCAAGGCCGCCTTCGGCCTCACGGATCTCGGGTTCGTCCGAATCGTCGTCGTACCCCCACCCCACTAGCCGGACATGCGGCGGCGTTCGCGCAACCTCTCCGCTGCGATGTCGACGATCTCACGCGTTACCCGAGGATTCTCCAGGCCGATGTTTCCGACGACGAAGTTGCGCGACTGCTCTTCGCGCTCCGCCTCGGTCATCGGGCGCGACTCTCGAATCAGTCGGGCGAGTTCGCGGGTCATGGTCGTCTAGTGTAGCGGCTGCATAATTCTAGCGCAAATGCCGGAAAATCACCGTATTCGCGCTGCCGCTGCTGTCTGTGTCTCGGATCCGTTCTTGGCTGCCTGGTACGCGCCCACGGCCTTTCTCGCCCGCTCGCCGGCCATCCCACGCACGCTCCCGGGTTCGCGCAGCTCGCGCAAGATCGATCGGGGGTCGACGTCGTGCGTGGCGGAGAGGCGGCGGAGGGTCGCGGCGGGGATGGTGGGCATCGGTTTCTGGAGTTCATGTTTCCACGATGCGATCACGGTGTCTACACCATGCGAAGAATCGTGCGTGGACGCTCGTCGATCGATTGACGAGGTCACACGCACTACCGCAGAGTTCCCGGCGTAGGTCCGAGGGATGTCATCGCGAGCCATCATCTATACCGAGGTTGCGACGATCAAAATGACCCCCGAACAGCGGCGGCTTATCAGCCAACGTGCGAAGCACTGCGGCGTGCGCGTCTCCGTGTGGATGCGATCGGTGCTCCTGCAGGCGGCGCAGTCCGCGGCCAGGCAGCCGAGCGATGGCTACATTCGAATCCGCGAACCGGACGGAGTGACCACATGAACCGTTCGCAGCACATGATGGGGTTCGGCCCTGAACCGCGCACCACCGTCGACAATCGGGTCTGGTTCGGCCAGAAGCTCGCGCTCTGGAAGAGCAAGGTCGCCCTGGAGATTGCCGGCAAGCAAGCGGCCGAGATCCTCGCGCGCTGCGCGCACATGACGGGCTGCCCCGCCGAATCGGTCGAGACCGAGTCCTGCCTGCCCGACTGCCCCGATCGCGAGATCCGGATGTCGGCGCTCGTGATCCTCAGCGCCGCCCACCAGTTGGCACCGCCCGTCGCCTCCAAGCTCGCGCAGCCGTACACGGCGCCGAGCCGGGAAACCTTCTCGGCCATCGTCGCGGATCTCGCGGCATGCCAGGCGGAGCTCGAAACCCTGCGCGGCGCCGCGGTGACGATGCCGCCTTTCGACGACCCCACCCCAAAGCTCAAGGAGAAAGCCCCATGAAGTTCGAACCCCGACGCGGTCAGGCGATCGGCCGCATCGTCGTCCGGCCCCCCTCCTCGTCCATCGTGCGGACGGACGAGACGAAGGAGACGACGAAATTCATGCTGCTCGACGCCGTCGGTTCTGATTTTGAGGAGAGAGGGCTGCGGGCGGGCGACGTGGTGCTGCCAAGGAAGATCCACATCATCCAGATGGACGGAGGAACCTCGGTTCGACCGTTCGTCGAAGAGGACGACGTTGTGCTCATCGTCCGAGACTGGACCAGCCTCGACGATTTCTACGTGCAGACCGAGAACGGCAAGGCGTACGTGCCGTTCGACGACCCGCGGGCGGCGCCGTCGCTCGGAATTGTCGTCGAGCGCGCGGCAGCGGCGGCGTGAGGGGACCCATGATTACCCGGAGCGCGTACGACCCGTCGGCGATCAGCCGCCTGCGGCGCGGGTGCGCCTGCCACGAGCCGGCGTTGGCGCGAACCCTCGCCGAGCGCGCGGTGCGATCCAGTCAACGAACTGGCCGGCGTCCCCGGATGAAGGACGACGCCCACGAGGTTGCACTCGCGGACGCGGGAGCCGACCCGGTGGTCCTTGGAGCCGGCAACGGATCGAAGTGCCGCCCGTTTCTGACGGTCCAGAAGGACCAAGAGCGGTTCGCGGCCTGCAACGCACTCGCCGACTCGATCGGACCGCTCGATGATCCGAAAAAAGCGTTCAAGCTAATCCGCGAGGCCATCGGTGACGAGGTCAACGAGGTCTTCGGGATCGTCACCCTCGATCTGCATCTGAGGATGAAGAGCATCGCCGAGACCGGTCGAGGGGAACCGTCCGCCGTGATGGCGCCAATGGTGCCGACGCTGCAGGCAGCACTTATTGACGGTGCGCACGCCATCATCCTCTGCCACTGCCACCCCTCTGGGGTGCCGGCCGAGCCGAGCGACGCGGACAAGGAGACGACCGAGGCGTTCGCAGACGCGTGCGAGGTCATCAACGTCCACCTGATGGACCACATCATCGTGGGTGGGACTGTAGAGAAACCGTCGTACTTCAGTTTTGTTGAGGCGGGTCTTCTGCAACCACCCGAGGATTTGTGAAGTTCGTCTGCACCCATTTCCCACGGAGCCAAACTTTCCATGCCGCCTAGCAACCTCCCCCGCGATGTCGGTCCGTCCATCCTCCCGGTCGAACGTCTCTTGCCGCAACCGAGCCCGGACGCGACGGCGCTGGTCCGGTTGGTCACCGCTTCGCTCACCGCGGATGGAGACAAAGAGCTCACGGTGTGGATCCTGAACCATCCGCACCCGCTCGCGACCGAGGCCAAGATCGTGCGGATGTACTCCCGCGAAGACGGCGGGATTGAGGTGTACTCGAGCGACGGCAAGATGTTCGTGCGCACGGTCATTCCGGAACGCTGCATTCGATTCTTCGACGAGGCCATGAGCGAGGACACCTTCGTCGAGTTCATTACGATCGCCGAGGAAGACGAAGATGAGCCGGAACCGGAGGAACCGGAGCCGGAGCCGGAGCCGGAGCCCGCACCGACCCCAGGCACCAACGGTCCGAGCGCAACGACGTAGGGGCCCACCATGCCGCCGCCGGACGATCGCGACGAAGACAATCCTGAAGAAGAGGAGGAGGAAGAGGACCCGGACGAGACGGAAGATGACGCCGTCACGTCCACGACCGATCAGAGGCTGGTGCGACTTCCTCGTCGCCGACCCGATCCGCCGACGAACGACTCCGGCGAGCCCGCCAACCGACCTCCAGCACCTCCCGATCGGCGACCTCGCCGCCGCCTCGACGCCCCCAACAACGCCGCTCCACCGCCTCGCCGTCGTCGTGCACCGCCCCCCGCGCCGCCACCCTCTCCCGACCCGATCCTCCCCATGAACACACCCGCTCCGCCCGCTGCCGGTCCGCCGCCCGCTCTGGCTATCCCGCCCGCGTCGCACGCCGCCGACGGCAACATCCTGCTCGCGTTCGAAGAGACGATCCGGCTCTTCCCGGCAGCAGCGCAGACCATTGCCGTCGAGAGAAAGACCGGCACGCCGGCGCAGTGGATGATCACCAGCCGCCCGCGCACGGCCAACGAGCTGTACGACGCGATCAAACTCTTGCACGGCCGAGCGGGAGAGACCACCTACGAGGTCACCTTCCGCGACGGGGCCGGCCACGGCAACGGGGGGCAAGTCTCGATGCCGAGCACGCTGGGCGACCCCTTGCCGCCCGGCGCTCCTGCTGTGCCCCAGCCCTATCCACCGCCGTACGCGCCGCCGTACGCGCAGATGCCCACGGCGTACGCGGCGCCCCCGATGCCTCCTGCCGCTCCTATAGCCGGCGCGCCGTTCGACGCGAACACGCTGCTCACCATGCAGCGCCAGCTCTTCGAGATGATGCAGGCGATGGCTCCGAAGCCCGTGACCGCTCCGCCGCCCATGCCGCCTGCAGCTCCTCCCCAGGCACCGGTCGATCAGGCGACCCCGCTGCTCGCGATGCAGAAGCAACTGTTCGAGATGATGCAAGCAATGCAGGCGACGGCCGCCGGGCACGCGCCGCCGCCACCGCCGCCGCCCCAACCGATGGCTCCGCCGCCACCGGCGACCGCCCCGCCCGACCCGGCGGCGGCGATGCTCGCGATGCAGAAGCAACTGTTCGAGATGATGCAAGCGATGCAGGCGACAGCGGCCGGGCACGCGCGACCGGCGCATCCCGCGACGCCGCCGGTGTTCGTCGCTCCACCGCCAGCGACGGACCCGACCACGGCGATGCTGACGATGCAGAAGCAGATGTTCGAGATGATGCTGACGATGATGCAGACGGCCCAGCGCGGAGCCGGCGCATCGCCCGCGGGCGGACCGTACTACCGGCCGCGCTACCCGGGTCCGTCCGATCCGCGCGACCCGAATGCGCCGCCGTACGATCCCCGATCGCCCTATTCACCGCCCGCGCGCCCGCAGACGCCATCCCAGCAGCTCCGCGAAGCGGCCAGTGTCTTCCGCGACACGATCGAAGTCGCGCGCGAATTCGGGTTCGGTGGCGCAGCCGCCGAACCGCCACCGCCCGAGGACGACGACAGCCCCGTCCGCGTCATCGACATGGGGCCGGCCAAGGGGGTCATCAACCGGGAGGACGGAAGCCTGCGCGGCGTCGAGACGTTCATGGCCAATCTGCCCGACATCCTCAAGTGGGTCGGCGAGCAGCGGGCGGAGATCCGCAAGGCCAACGAGAAACGGCAAGAGCAGCAGCAGTTGCCGCCCGGCTACGTCAGGGTAGGACCCGGCTACGAACCGCCGGAGGGCTTCGTCGCGGTCCCGGTCGACCAGATCCCATCGTCTGCGCAGGAGGCGTTGCCCGAACCGCCGGCCGAGATGCCGCCACCGATCGCAGAACCGCCGCCCGCAGCCGCACCGCCGAAGCGGGCGTGGGGGATGCCGCGGTGAAGTTCAGCGTAAATATGGAGGTGACCGACGACGAGCTGAAGGAGTACGCGGCCGACGTGCTCCTGAAAGTACTCGGTGCCGCGTGGCGTAGCATGGAGGGCGCGCTTACCGACCCGCAGGCCGCCGCGTTCGCGATGAACCTGTTCCAGCAAGGCATGCAGGCTGGCAGCCGGGTGGTGATGCAGCAGCAGCAGCAACGCAAGCGCGGTCCGGTTCCCACGCACCCGCCTGGGTACGGACCGGGATTCGGTCCGGGGATGGCACCCATTGGGTTTGGGTACCCACCCCCAGGTCCCTACGGGCCTGGGGCACCCCCAGGTCCCTACGGGCCTGGGGCACCCCCAGGTCCCTACGGGCCTGGGGCAGTGCCGTACGGGACTCCTGGCGCGAACGGTCCGGCCAGTCCAGGCAACGTGCAGGGCATCCGCTCCGGTGGCACCAATGGAATCGAGCGATGCTTCCCCATCGAGGGGACTCGGCAGACCGAGGAGGGGGTCGGTTGCTGCCAGTGCGCGACGTTCAATGGGTTGCAGCGCACCGTCTGCCGGTACTGCGGGCACACGCTCTGTCACGAGAGAGAGCAGCCGCCGATCGTCACACCGCCGCCGATTCGCACGCCAGGGCCTGGGATGGGTGGATCGCCACCTCCCAACGAGGGGGCGTGATGCGGTTCACGATCTTTATGAAGGTCTCCGTCGACGCGACTGGCTCGCAGCAGGCGGTCGACTGGGCAAAGAGGCTCGAGAAGCTCCTCAAGGATCCGATGGCGAAGACGGCGATCGTGGCCGAGGGCATCAAGATGGTCGGCGACCCGGTGGCGCTGCAACCGAAGCCGGAGTAGCTCCTTCCCATGAACCACCGTCGTCCGCCGTACGCAGCGAGGGCGCGACGAGCGCAGGATGGACGAAGGCTAGACGCTCCGATGGGTCGCGCGTAGGCTACGAGCTGTGAGGACGTACGTCGTACAACATGGCGACTCACCGGCGAGCATCGCGGCGAAGGATTTTATGGCCGGGTGCCCGAAGTGCTCGATCGAGCTTGGACGCGTGAACGTCCACAAGCCAACGATTGTTCATCCAAACGGTTACGTCACTTTCAAAGAGCTCCGCGTCGGCGAGACTTTGCTGTTGCCCGACGAGTGGTTCCACCCGGCTCGCGAGAGCCTGCCGCCGACCTACTACAAGATCCTCCCCCACCACGACGGAGTCACGCGGGGGTCGCTCAGTGGTATGCTCGACGGATCCCCCGAGCTCGACGTGGCCGTGCCCGCGGTCGCCCAGCTCGCGGCGCTCGGTGACACCGCGTTCACTCAAGCCGTGGGCGACGCGGGCGCGAAGATCGACGCAGCGGTGAAGGAAGCAGTCGGTTCGACGTCGGCGGATGCCGCCGCCAAGGCGAAGGCCGTCCAGGACGCGACGCAGTGGGCCTGGCAACGCAATCGCGACCTCGCAGCCGCCGTCGCAGCGAACGACAGAGCCACCGTCACCCGCGCGCGACTCGACATCCAGAACGCCCTCTCGACCGCACTCGGCAACGCGCACCTGGCGATCCAGGCGCATGCCCCGTCTGCGTCTCCTGTGCCGAGCAGTTTGCAAGCGGCCGCGAAAGCCGCGGTGGCCGCCCTCTCGGCCGACCCGAATTATTGCACTTCGGTCACCCATCCCGGGACTCCGGTCAATGCCGCGGTGCACCGCTTCAAGTTGGCGTGGAACGCTTCGCAGTCTCCGAAGGTCCCCGTCGGTACGGGCACCTACGAAGTGGCCACGACGGTGGCGCTCGCGCAGGTGGTCGGCCAGGCCCCGTCGGCGTGCGGTGCGGGTCAACGCCCGATGCCCGCACCGAAACCACCCCCACCGATCCCGTCGCCGAAGCAGGAAGCGATCACGCCGCCGAGCGATGAGAGCGGCGGCTGGTCCTCTTGGACGATTGCTGCAGCCACGGTGCTCGGAGTGGTGGCCGTAGGCGGTGTCGCGTACGTGGCGACGAGACCGAGCAAGCCCGCACGCCGATCGAGTTTCGCGCCGGAGCCCGCATGATCCGGGCATTTCGTTACCCACTTCGTCCAACGAAAGCGCAGGAAGCGACGCTTGAAGCATGGCTTACGGCGAGTTGCACACTTTACAACGCTGCTCTGCAAGAACGACGAGATGCGTGGAGCAAACAGCATGTGCGAATCAGTCGCTTCGATCAGCAGAAGGAACTAACTGAACTTCGGGCCACGGATCCAGAATGGGAGATGATCCCACTCTTGGTTCAGCGCAGTGCACTACGACGTCTTGACCGAGCGTTTCTGGCGTTCTTCCGACACGTAAAGCGCGGTGAAAAAAAAGGATACCCGCGCTTTCGGTCGCGCGACCGTTATGACTCATTTACTCTGCCTCCGCTTTTCGGGGTGCGCGCTGAAGGCGACCATGTACGCTTACCAAAACTAGGCCTGGTGAAGTTTCACCAGTACCGCGAGATGCGTGGCCGGATGAAGCAGGTCACGGTGGGTCGCAGCAGTACGCGCGGCTGGTACGTATCGTTCGTCTGCGACCTCGGCGAAGCGCCAACGAAAATCGCGGTCCGATCGGCTATCGGCATTGATGTCGGCCTGGAAGCGTTCGCTACGCTCTCTAACGGTGAGCGTGTCGAAAATCCGCGCTTCTTCCGCGCGTCGGAGAAGACGCTAGCGCGGCGCCAGCAGTTGCTCGCTCGCAAGCAACGTGGATCGAACAGTCGACGTCAAGCTCGTACACTGGTTGCTCGTACCTACGAGCACATTCGCAATCAGCGTCTGGATTTTGCCCGCAAGTTCGCGTGTGCGATCTTCAACCGGTTCGACCTCGTAGCGCACGAGAATCTAGAAATCGCCCGCATGATGCGCGGACATTTATCAAAATCCATTCGTGACGCCGCGTGGGGCGTCGCCATCAAAGCACTCAACTGCAAGGCGGAGGGTGCCGGCAAGTGGGTGGTGGCGACGGATCCGCGGCGTAGCAGTATCGACTGCTCAGGCTGCGGTGAACCAGTCCCGAAGGACTTGTCGCAACGTGAGCACCGATGCCCGCAATGCGGACTCATTCTCCATCGAGATGAGAACGCTGCGCGGAACGTTTTGGCGCGCGGCTTGCGCGCGGGGTCGTTGACCGAAGCCGTTACAACGGTAGGGCCGGAGTTTATGGCGTCGTTGACCGAAGCCGTTACAACGGTAGGGCCGGAGTTTATGGCCACTCTTGGAGCTTGCCAATGATCATCATCGACAAGCCCGTAGAAGGTGTGAAGACGGACGTACGTTCGCACCCAGCCGGTCGTGATGGGTCGCTTCTCTCACTCAAGGAGGTTGCCGAGCGCGCGTGGAAGAGTCGTATGTCTCCGCGCCTGCGCGCGTGGACAACGCAGAAACTCGCCGAGGTGGGCGTATCGACGGGGTCGCGCCGGCAGAAGGGGCAAGCAGTTCTCGACGCGTTCCGCAAGAAGGTGCCGTATGTTGCTGACCCAGTTCTTGGCGAGTTCATGGAAACTCCGGAACAGACGCTCTGCTTGGACGAGGGAGGTCTTTGCTTCATCGGCACGGACTGCGACGGTGCAAGCATCTCGCTCGCCGCCGCGATGATGTCGATCGGCATCCCCGCGATGATCATCGGCTCGTCGCACAAGCACCCGCACGACGTGCCGACGCACGTCTTCATGGCCTTCCAGGACGAGCAGGACGACTGGGTCCGCATGGACGGCACTACGAAGCATCCGGTCGGTCGCGTCGCGCCGCACAAGCGCGAGTGGTGGTTCGAGCCGGGCGCGGAAGCGAAGAACCGCGGCGAAGGAGACTTCGTCGGGATGTCGGGCGGCAGCGAGGTCGGTGTCAGCGGAAGCGTCCGTGGGCTGGCGAGCGTGCTCGATCTGCTCTACCCGTCGATCCGGTAAGTTCTCGGATTGCACGCTGGCGCGTGGCGCCGCTGCATGGAGAAGCATCGGGCGCGCGTGCGCGAATGCAACCCCGATGCAACCGTTGCATCGGATGCAGCATGCAACGCCGTTGCATCGAGAGCACCATGCAACCGGCGATGTCTCTCATCCAAATAGGGAATACCCGAGACATACCTGAGTATGCCGTTTACGAGATGCGGATCGGGTGCGTGATCGAAATCGGATGAGCCGAACGGCGCACTGTTCTCGACGTGCAATACGGTTCGTTCGTCGCGCTCGGGCGCGCAGCGCAAGTCATTGACTTGATGCGGGTTTAGTTCAATCGCCGGCACGCCCTCCCGATCGGCCAACTCCCCCTCGGCTCCCCCGGTGCGCACACGCGGATTGGAGTCCGAATCACGCGTGCCAGAAATCACTTGTTGACGCTGCAAGAGCGCATTGTGAATCTTGAAAAACGTTGAAGACATGGGCGTGTACCACTCCCGTCTCGCCGAGCTCTCCGCCGCGCACGAACGCGGTCAACGGCTTGGCGCAGGACGTCGACCTTCCCGGCCTCCCTATCGGCAATCGCTCCGCCCGGCGCCGCCCGGCCGCCGTGAGGTCCGCATCGGCACGGTCATCCCAAGCACGTACGTTCCGCCGCCCTACTCTCCCCCTCCCCCTCCTCCTCCGGATCCGGACTCGTTCGTTGAAGCCAAGCGCAAGGCCATGCAGGCGCAGTCGCTGCTTTTCGATCGCAGCGCCGGTTGGACCGTCGAGAAAGCGAAGCAGTGGGCCAAAAGTCACGGCTACAAATCCGGCAAGGTGGACGTTACCGACCGGTACGTTCGCCTGCGGCAGCAAGACCCGAAGGGGTTCGCAGTCAAACGAACGGTTCCGTTCGGCAAGGGCATTCGCGCAGTAGTCGCTCGTGAGGAGACCATGAAAAAGAAGACGAAGACGACCCGTCGTCCTGCTCGCAAGTCCGCGGCCAAGCCCAAGGCGGCCCATCGAGCCTCTCCGAAGCGCCGAACCGCGCCGAAGCGCCGAGCGGCGCCGAAGTCCAAAACGAGCGTCGTCACCGCGCGCCGGCGTCCGCGCCATGCGCGAGAAGTGAGACGAACCGCGACCGAGTCGCGGCGCCGTCCGCGCCGCATGCGGGAGACTCCCGTGGTTGCCGAGGCGCGCCGCCGTCCGAAGCACCGCAAGCCCACCCACCGCAAGCCCACCCATCGCAAATCGACCCACCGCAAGCGGCCGTCGAGCTACGTGATGGCGAAACGTCGTCCGCACCACCACCGCAAGGTGTCGGCGTGGCGTGGCGACAGCGCAGGCCACAGCAAGGCTGCGAAGAAGGGGTGGCGAACGCGCAAGGGCGGCAAGACGACCAGGAAGGCCGCCGAGTCGCGGCGTCGCCCGCGTCGGCACGCTCGCGAGACGACGACCGTTCAGGCCCGTCGGCGCCCGCGTCGTCGTGTCCACGAGCCGATGACCGTGCAGGCCCGTCGCCGTCCGAAGCATCGGCGCGCTCGTGAGACGAAAGTCGTCCAGGCCCGTCGGCGCCCGCGCAAGTACACCCGAGAGACGACGACCGTTCAGGCGCGTCGGCGTCCGCGTCGTCATGCTCGCGAGACGAAGGTCGTCCAGGCCCGTCGCCGTCCGAAGCATCGGCGCGCCCGCGAGACGAAAGTCGTTCGATCCTACCGCGCGCACAAGGTCCGCGCGCCGAGCTTCGGCAGTATGGCCCGCACGGCGGGCAACATGGCCCTCGAAGTGGGGACCGCCGCCGCCGCCTTCCTGGCCGCGGACGCCATCGATCGGTTCCTCGCGGGCTACGATCCATCGGCCGCGAACAAGCCGGCGAACAAGTTCACTTCGGACGGGGTCGGTACGCTCGCCAATGCGCTCAACGTCGCGTCGGCGCCCGACCTGTGGCGCTACGGCAGCCTAGGAGTCCTGACCTTCGGACCGCTCATCGGCTCGCTCTTCATCAAGAAGGCTGCAATTCGATCGTCGGTCGAGGGGATGGGGGTCGGAGCCGGAATCAAGTTCGCCGCGACGCTCTGGTCGAGCGTGCTGATGCCGCTGCTCATCGGCAAGGACACGAGCACACCGGCGCTGCAGAAGAGCTGGATCGCGCGCCTGTACCCTGCCGAGGTCTCGGCGGCCCTCAACATGAAGAGCGGAACCGCTGCTGTCTCGAGCGGCGGCGCCGCCAGCAAGGCCGGCACGCTCTCGGACGGATCCGAGCAAACCGGCGTCGGAAAGGACGCCGGCCCATTCGCGCTCGCCGACCGCTTCGGCCGCCACCGCGAGTGGGTCACGCCCTCTTCGTGGACGCCGCCCGCCATCCCTGGCGTTCCGGGGTACAACGATCCGGGTCCGACGGAGATGATTGTCGACGACGACGATCAACCCGCTCCCCCCGTTCAGTCGGCATGGCCGCCCCGCTGGGGTCATTGGCACCGCTGGGGCCTGCGCGGCGTCGGCGACGCGGTGCAGGACATGGCGCACACCATCGCGGCGAAGACCGGCGTGCACCCGGCGCACGCCGTCAACGCGGCGATGCACGCGGTGGCCGAACCGCACGACCTCACGCAGGCGTTGCAGCGCGCGCTGCCGCACCTGCGTCGCGAGCTCCTCATCGAGTGCGCGCGGCACGTGCATCCGCACGTGGTCCGAATGCACGCGCACGCCAGGTATCCGCGCGAGCACGAAGAGTGGACCGGCGCGCGGGCAGCCGAAGGGTTGCCGGCGCCCGAACACGACGCGCCCGAGAGCGAGTGGCGCGAGTGGCATGGCAAGCGGGCGTCCGCCGGATTGCCGTACGCTCCCCCACCGCCCGATCTGCCGGCGTCGACGCCCGCGCACTTGCGCGAGCGCCACGAATGGCACCCGAATTACGAACGAGAGATCGCCTACGACCGGTACCCGACCGTTCAGCAGGTGATGGGGATCGGCGCCGGGGGGCCCGCAACGGGCGGCAATCCAGGGCAGCCTGGACTCGGCGAAGTGTTTTCGAACGCCGTGCAGGCTGCAGGAGCTTCGATCCCGGGCATACCGCTCGAGAACGCCGTCACCACGACCGCGTACGCAGCGGCCGAACCGTTCAACTGCACGCGGGCGATCGAACGCGCGATGCCGCTCATCCGGAGTGAGCTCGCACGCTACTGCGCCGAGAACATGAGTCCGTACATCCAGCAACTGCACGCGCAGACGGGGGTTCCGGTGACCACCGCAGCGGTGCCCACTCCGCCCGTACCGGCACCACCTCTGTCCGTCATCGAGTTCGTGCCGTCTCCACCGCCCCCGAGCTGGACACGCGGTGAAGCGGAATGGCACACGCAAGAACGCCAAGACTGGGATCGCACACACGGCAAAGCCACGCCGGCCGTGGAGGCCGCCGCCACGCACGCCGCAAAAGAGGCGGCTGCTCCGCATGCGGACGCCAAGAAGCCTGCCGTGGCCGCTGCCGTCCAGGCTGCAGCAACCGGAGCGGCGACCGCCGCATCCGCCGCTCCGCCCGGCACGCCCACTCCGGTCGTGCATCAGATCGCCAAGGAAGGGGCGCAAGCCGCCGCGGACGCACACGGTCCCGTGGCTGACCACCCTGCCGTTCAAGCGGCCGTCGTGGCAGCCGCACCGGCGGCGGCGGCGGCCCACGCCGCCGCACCGCACGCAGGCACCTCGGGCGTCGGGAACCCACCCAGGAACCTCCCCGTCGGCCCCCCCAAGCTGCCGCATCCGGGACCGCAACCGCTGCAGTCGGAGTGCGGTTGCCTGGACGACAGCCCGTACCTCGGCTTCATCGGGGACGAAGTCGAGCAAGACCTGCTCTGGAACGCGGCCGAGTAAGGCCGAGAGAAACCAACCACGAGAGAACGTTTTAGCCACACACAACCCCCCGCGGCGGACCAGGGAAACGGCGGGGATCGAAAGAGAGCGCGATCATGGCAAGGAACCTGCTGCAGAAGAAGTCGATCAAGTACGGCGGCGAGAGCCGCGAGAAGGTGATGCGCGTGCCGTTCGGCCTGGGCGCTCCGCCCGGCGACGAGAAGGCCGCAGAGAAGTGCCTGCGATGCGGGTTCGGCAACGTGCCCGTCGTCGAGGAGGTGGTCTGGACGATCCCCTTGCCGCTGACCGCGGAGCAGGCGCAGACGACGTTCGGCGACACGGTCAACCCGCTCAGCGGGTCGTCCGCGGTGCCCGGCGTCGCGAGCATCGACAGCACGTTCCTCATCAACGGTATCCTGCAGACGGATATCCTCGCCCAGGGCATCGGCGTGCACGTCTTCTGCGAGCCGATGTCGTTCTCCACGATCGGCAACGCGTTCATCGCCCCGACCCAGCAGCTCGCCACCGGCTCCCCTCCGAGCCCGGACGTCTGGACGGCCAACGACTACGCAAACGGCGCCTTCGGGTCCTACGTGACTGGTCCCGATCAGGTGACCCCCGCGGTTTTCGAGTTCGGCGCGGCAACCTGGCGCGCAGGCTGGAACTTCATCAACGCCTACCAGTTCCAGTGGAAGACGTCGCAGCGTGAGCTCGTGCTCAACGAGCTTGCGGCCGACATCTCGTACTTCGGATCGTTCGCTGACGCCGAAGCGAGCGGCACGAGCGAGCTACCGGTCATCGACTACGTCGCGCTCGTCAACGCGCAGTACCGCGCGCAGGGTTCCGACACGATCTTCCTGCCGGTCAACTTCCGGCGGGTCGGCAGCTTCACCCCGTCGGGAGCATCGACCGGCGTCAACATCGGCATCTTCCACCCGACGCGCGACTTCGACCTCGCGCCGGTCACCTGGGGAGGCCTGCGGTGGCAGGGGTACGGCTGCCGCGGACAGATGTACCGACCGGTCGAGAGCCCGTGCTTTCTCGAGCGCGGAATCCCCATCGGGATGATCTTCATCGCGCAGGACGCCGTGCACCAGGCGCAGATGATCGAGGCGCTCACGATCGACAACGAGCCGTTCGGGATCAACGTCCTTCCGGACGTCAACCTGGCCGCCGTCACCTCTGGAGGCAGCACCAGCCTCAGCTCGGCCGCCGTGCTCGCTCTCCTGCCTACGCTGGCCCTGCCGATGATGGAGCAGACACTCGACGGGACGGCGCTTTACGCGTCGCAGGTCGTCAACGACAGCCGCCAAATCTTCAAGGGCGGCATCCTCAAGCTCGGCATCAAGATCAAGGGCTGGGAGATGCCTGGCGGATGGAAGTCGTACTGCTCGGAAAAGTACCCGAGCATGATGCGAGCCCACGCGGCCTGATCTCGATCACCGCGTAGTGGATCAACGAGAGGCGTGGTCGCGAGAGCGCCGCGCCTCTCGTTTCAATTTTGAGGTACGTTGATTCCGGAGGAAGCTCATGCAGCCGCGAGACCACGACATCCGCAACCTTGCCCTCTATGCCCCACGGATCGCGTATGGGATGGTCGCGGGCGTTCCTCGGGTGCCGTTCGTCGCGGACCTCCCGATCCAGTTCACGTCGAGCGTAGTCGATGCTCCCGCGATCATCACGAGCTTCGACAACAACCTCGTCTCGGACACCGTCATCGACAACGTGTCGTTTACGCTGTTCCAGCAGAACTCGTTCCCTGGGAGCCCGTTCCAGAGCCTGTACTTCGCGTACCTCAAGGCCCAGACCGGCGTCGGCATCAAGCTCGACGTTTACGGGGGGCCGAAGTACGCCATCAGCGACGGACCCGTCGAGCTCGCAAACCTGTTTGACGTGATCAAGCTCACGTGGCCGTCTGGCTGGGTGATTTTCAAACAAAGTAACATCAAAATCGCCGCGGTCCTTTTCCAGACGCCGGTGAGCGTACCGTACGACGTACACATTTTGTTCAACGGGTTCCAATTCCTCGACAAGGTGATGGACGACATGAGCGATACCGACGCACGCTGCCGGCTGAGAAAGCTCGGCATCGAGTCCCCCGATCTGGCCGAGCTGCTCAAACCGTAAGGGGATGAGCGGATGCGCGACGACCAGGCGGCGGAGCTAACCGATCTGCAGGCCGAACCCATCGGGGTCGGTCAGCACGGGACAGACCCCAAAGCCATCGTGCCGCCGTCGAGGGGGCGGCGCGGCGACTTGGAGGTGAGGCTACTCGACCTGCAGCGCGACCCGAACGGGGTCGGCTATGGAGTCCGCACGCGCCTCTGGTCCGGTCGCCACGAGATCGTCCCCGCGACGATCGATCCGTTTGTCTCGCTGCTCGGCAGCGACCCGTGGGGATCGCCCGTCGGTACCGGCGTCCTCGTCCCCTCCACGCCAACGGCCACGCTCGTTCCGACCGGAGCACCCCCGTCGCAGTACCGGTACCTCTTCTTGCTCGCTCGCGAGCAGTTCAATTCCGGCGAGCAGGGGGTGCGACTGACAGGCATCCGGATGTACGCGGAGCTCACCGCAACCGTTTCGGATGTCGGGACCTTCCGTAAGGAGATCATGAGTCCACTCTGGCATCCGCCCGACGGGAACATCTCCTGGCACATCGTGATGATCCCGAAGACCTGGATGCTGACTCGCAACGTCCAGAACGCGGACAGTCTGAAGTTCCGCGACGCCTACGGGCCGTGCATGCTCTACGAAACGATCGCAGGCCCGCAGTTCGCGCCGACCGCGTACAAGCCCCCGAACGCCGGCCGGCCGTGGGGCAAGCCGCTTGGGAGCGTGAGCCTCGGCAACATGCACGACATGCGGTACCGCTGGCGTACCGGCTACCTCGAACAGATGCTCGACATCCCGGTGCCGCTGCCGTGCGACATCGCGTTCTTCGCGAGCGTCCGGCAGAACGACCCGTCGACCAACCCGGCCGCGAGCGACCTGTCGGCCAATCAGTTTACGGCGCTCGGCACAGGGTCCGAAGACCAGTTTCTGACCGCCTTCAACACGACCGCGCAGTACGGCCGGATTGCGGGGTCGCTCGTCTTCGACGAGAATCTGGGAGAGGACGTGCCCTGATGACGAAGACAACCGGAGTCGGCGGGTGCGGAGGCGGATGCAGCGAGTTTCCGCGGATCCTGGTCCCCAAGGCCTGCGTCCTCGAACCGGGATCGCCAACGCCCCGGCAAGCCGCTCAGATCATGCACGACGACGGCACCTACGGCGATTGGATCGACGATGTCCCCATCCAAGGACCGACCGACCGCGACATTCGCAAGGCCGACTGCTGGTGGAAAGACAACGTCCTCGATAAGGCCACTGACAACGCAGGGCGCATCGTGCCGCAGTGGACGCAGAACTCGCTCTGCATCGGCAACCGGTTCATGAGCTCCGGCATTGGCGGCATCGGCGAGACGGTCCGTCGTAGCGGCACGCTCGGGCAGGCACCGGCAGCCGCCGCAGGACCAGGAATCAAGCTCTCCGACGCCGAGGCGCAGTGGGTGCTGTCCACCCTCACGCAGCTCAACGCGCTTATCCTCAAGGCCGGGAGCAAGCCCTGCGCAACCTGGCCATCGGACCCGACCAAGGCGCAGCCCGCGGCGGTCGCGTGCTTCCAAGGCTGGTTCAACACGAACGTGAACCCGGGCCTGCGCACCGACGGGATGCTCGACCGCGACACGCTCTGCGCGCTCCTGACCGTCACAAGGCAGCACGCGACCGACTTCCCGACGCCGTACCCCGGCACCGTATTTTGCTTGTCGGCTCTGTCGACCCTGCCCATGCCCATGAAGATCGGCATCGGCGTCGCGGCAGCGGCGGTGGTCGGTGGGACCGTGGCGGCGATCGCGGGGGCGTACGGCAAGAAGAAGCCGCGAACCGCACTGCCTGCGGCCAGCGAGGCGCGACGCGTAATCGGGTACCAAGTACTCGTCTTCAACCAGGGGTCTTCGCATCCAGAAGTGGTCGCGCCCGCGAACACCCAAGCGGAAGCAGAGAGGCTCAAGGATCACTACGAGAAGCAAGCCGACCGACGCGGCTGGAACAAGCGCGTCGAAATCAGACCCGTGAGGGGCTGAAAAGGGGTTGACGGATGCACGTCAGCTCGTGGGAAGACGTCGCCCCGCCGCGGACGCTCATCAGTTGCGTCGTCCCGCCCCCGGGCCTCGGGAACTGGTGGAGCGGCAGCAAAGGTGGCGAAGAAACGCTCCCCGCCTTCCCAGGCATCAAGAAGCTCTCCGTAAGCGAACTGCAGTCCATCACCGAGACGGCCAACACTATCGGCATTGAACCGGACTGGCTCGCCACCATCATCAACTTCGAGACCGGCGGAACGTTCTCCCCGACCCAGAAGAACGCGGCCGGGTCGGGAGCAACGGGCCTCATTCAGTTCATGCCAAAGACGGCCCAGAACCTCCTCGGCACGTCCACGCCGGAAGAGGCGATCCGGCAGCTCGAAGCGATGAGCTTCCCCCAGCAGATGAAGCTGGTCGAGCGCTACTTCGCGCCCCACGCGGGCAAGATGAAGAGCCTTTCGGACGCTTACCTGGCCGTCCTCTACCCCGCGTTCATCGGAGCGTCCGACGACGCAGTGATGGGCCGGACAGGAAGCGCCATCTACACGCAAAACGCCGGATTCGACAGCACGCACAAGGGCTACATCACGAAGGCGGACATCACCGGCAAAATCAACGCCATGCTCGACGGCACGAAGGAACGGGTCGCGACCGGGATCCCGCTCGTCCGTCGACCGATCAAGCTGCGACCGATCCTGACGGGGATCGCGATCGTGGCCGCTGCCGGAGTCGTGGCCTGGGGAGCGGTCACCCTGACTAGCCGACCCGCGCGACGCGTGCCGGCACTGCAACGCGTACCTGCGGCGGCGACGTAAGAGGAACGTGATGCACCTCGCAGAATCCATCTCGTTCGCCGGAAACCGAACCGTCGGCTTCGGTCTTGATGAAGTGACGCCGCATCTCTTTGTCATCGGCGACTCGCAGGCATGCGGCGCCACCGGTGCCCCGAACCTGACCACCAAAACCATCGATCTCAACGGCACGCCCGCGCGCGTCCACTGCAAGGTCGGGGCACACACGTCCGAGTTCGCGGCCATCGTGCCGACGCTCGGCATTTCGAGAGGCGATACTGTGATCGTCTTCCTCGGCTCGAACGACTACGACAGCAAGCCCGACCCGACCGCGATCGTGAAAGCCATCGAGGCCGCCGGTGCGTCGACCCTCTGGGTGGGACCGCCGTCGATTCGCGGGAAGGACGGCGCAGCACCGGCCCATCTCCAGTCCGTGCTAGGCGATCGGTACTTCGACTCGCGCACGCTCAACCTGCAGCTCCGCGACGGGATCCACCCGACCGCGAGTGAGTTCGCGCGGTGGAGAGCGGCCGTGCTCTCCGAGATCGCGAGCAAGCCGCCGATCGCCCCGACGACCCCTGTGAGCAGTGTGCTCGAGACGCTCCAGCGGCCGGCGGTTGCGGCGG